TCACGCGCGCTTGCGCTTTCCCCGGATTTTCCCCATTGCCGGCAGGTTGTCCACGCGCGCCCATTCATCGCGCGGCACCACGTGCGAGTAGCGGCGGGCGCTGCGCTCGTCGCGCCAGTTCTTCGTCGCCACCAGGCCCTGGACGTCGGCGCCGCCGTAGTAGCGCAGCCACGTCGCCCAGGTGTGGCGGAAGACGTGGAACGTGACGAAGCCGAGCCGAAACTTCGGCTTCTTCCATCCGGTCGGCCGGCGCTTCGGGCATTCCAGCCCGCAGACGGCCATCGTCGCGCGCAGCAGTAGATGCTTGAAGTGGCCGCCTTCCTTGAACTTGAAGAAGTGCTCGCGGCCGGGATGCTGCTCCAGGTGCCTCGCGAGGGCGCTGGCGAGGTCGGCGCGCAGCCTCAGCATGCGAGGATCCTCGTTCTTCGACGTCTTCAGCCAGGCCGCAAGGTCGTTCGGGCGCACGTCGGCGGCGAGGATCGTCCGGCCCTCGGACTTTCGGATGCCGGTGTAGAGCAGCAGGCGCAGGTAAAGCCCGAACTCCGTGTCGATCTTGTCGGCCTCGCCGATCACCGCGAAGGCGTCGTCCGGCCACATGAAGTCTTTCCGCTCGGCGCCCTTGCCGCCGAAGGTATGCTTCACCTTCGGGCACGCCTCGCCGAGCGCCTGGTGCAGGATGGCCGACACGGGGATGTAGACGTTGCGGCTGCGCGTCGCCGGCGAGACATGCGGGTGGAGCTCCATCGCCGCGGTGTCGATCGTGGCCTGCGTCATCTCGGAGAGGGGTGTCGCGCCGAAGCGCTTGATCAGGGGTGCGATGCCGCGCTTCTGGCCGGTCGCCTGCATGTAGGCGACGGCGGCGCTCAGGAAGGTCGGCTGGCCTACACCAGGCGCAGGCGCGGCTTCTGGTGCGGGGTATTGTCCGTGCTCGTCGATGACACCTTCGATCCGCTTAAGCTCTTTAAGAGCGTCGGATCGCCGGTGAGTTCCGCTGCTAACTTCAACATGGACTCGTCGGTAGGTGCCGCGGATTTCAAAGTTCGGCGTTTTGCCGGCCCTCGGCGGCCTGAGTTTGAGGGGCACTTCAGTTCCTCCCTGAGCGCCTGTTTGATCCGGGCGATATCGGACGGCTCAAAAAGCTTATCCCGGCCCACGGGCGTGTAGAAGGGCTCCCCAAGCTTATCCCGGGGTCTCGCACGGACCCACTCCCTGAGCCAGCGGGGCGTCTTATGGAGCTCGGCGGCGGCTTCTTCGAGGGTCATGGACCGGGTCATGGCGCCGCCGACAGTTGGGTGATCCGCACCTGGACGCTGTGCGCGTCGCGCTCGATGCCGAATTCCCGGGTGACGATCTCGCCGATCTCCCGGAACACCTTGCCCTGGGCGCGCAGGGCCTCGATGCGAGCATCGTGCTCCGGGCTATAGGGGTGCACGGTCTTGCCGCCCCGAACATAAGGGCGCGCGGCCCGACCGGGGCGCCGGGCGATCAGGCCATGCCGCAGCATGTACCAATTGACCGTGGCGGGGTGTCTGTCGAGCTTCGCCGCAATCCGGCCCGGCGTCGGCTTTGCCATCGTTTGCGCGAGACGCTCGATCTCGAGCTTCTCCTCGGCCGTCATCTTCCCGCGCTTGCGTTGGGCGTATTTCATGACAGGGGCACCTTGGTGCAAGGCGGGGTATCGAGCAGCTCGCGGACGCTGTCGGCCAGAAACACGATCCGCTGGACCCGATCGGCGCTCGAGGGTGTCGGGTCGAGATATTCGCGGCAGCCGGCGGCGAGCAGCAACAGCTCGTCGCCATAGCGGAAGGGAGAGCAGGCGTAGCGCGCGACCTCAGTCAGCAACTCCACGACGGCGACCTGGCGCGCGGTATCGCTGCCGGCGTCGCGCATGGTTTCCACGAATTCGAAGCAGGCGTCGCTGAGGCTCATGGCTTGTTGTGCTCCGCGCAGACGAACGCGGCGGTACCTACAACGCCGTCCTGCTCACCGGCCGGAAGATCGCCGAGCCGCTTGCCGCCATGGCTGACGATCTCCTCGCGCGTGACGAGCCGGTTGAGCATGGCCTGCATATCGGGATCATCCGCCGGCACTTCGAGGATCAGCGCCTCGCCGCCCAGGTTCATGCCTCTGAAACTGGCGTCGACCAAGGCGTCCTGCGCATCGATGCCGCGCACGACGGTCGCGCCAAGGAAGGCTTCGTCGGTCGCAAACGAGATGTAGAAATGTCTCATGCGCTGGCCCTTGATGTTTACTCAGCCGCTTGCTGCCGCACCTCGATCGAGAGCAGCGTGTAGCCCTTGATGCGCCCGCCATCCTTGAAGCTGGGCTCCCAGATCTCGGTCGCGCCGGCGACGATGCCGCGCACGCGCAAGCCCTGGCGGTTGATCCGGTCGACGTCCAGTCCGAACCGCGCGGCCAGGGCCTTCTTCGTCAGCACCGCGCCGACGTCGATCTCAGAGTGATGCAGCTGATGCAGTGTCCCCATTTCCAGTTCCCCGTTCGGCGATGGTAGTGATGATGACCGCACGCATGGCGACGAGATCGCCGCGCGCGGCGTAGAGCCTCTGGCAACAGATTAGCGGGTTGATGCCGAGCTCGTGCCAGAAGGCGAGCTCGCCGCGGTTGTGCTGAGCGGTTCGGTTGAGACGGTGATCATCCGCGCACAGCGGCAACGCCCATCGGTCATCGGGCTTCTTGCCGAGCCCGGAGGCCTTCCCGAAGGCGGCGGACGCGAAACGAACATGCGCCGCCTCCGAGGGCTCCATGCCGCACTTCAAGCAGGGCAACGATCTGATCGCAGAAAGATACGATGACTCGCTCCCGCTGCCCTGCTCAAGACGCCTGACCCGGGGCTGGATCTGGTCGAAGCGCTTGAGCAGGGTGCCCACCGGCGCGGGAGGGAAACATCTTTGCGGGCGGGGGAGCGTCATTGGCGGCTGATCTTCCCGATCTCGAAGCCGGGCTTGCCGCTTGCCAGCAGGTCGCTCTCGCGAGCGACGTAAGGCTTCGCGGGCTCTTTGTCCGCCTCGCACAGGATGTAAGTGACGCAGCGCCGGGGCGAGCGGATCATCAGCGGGCGCGGTTCGCCGACGAGGTCGGCGAGGGCATAGTCCGCAGGAAAGCCAGCCGGCACCGCGACGAGGATGACCATTTCTGCCGGAAAATCCGCCAACGCCCTGGTCCGTCGCACCTTGACGATATCGCCCGGCTTGAACTTGGCGTCAGGGCACGTAGGCGTTTCGCCGCGGCCGGCGTCTTTGATCTCGATGACGTTGCCGAGGAGGAGAGGGTTGCTCATGATCGACTCCGCGCTGCGTCGATCGCTACACGCACAGACAGCGCCGGAGAGTTGCAGTCTGTCAGCGCGGCGCGGTTGTGGTTGATGTCGAACTTCCAGCCATACCTGGAGCCGTTGCGCTGGTTGGCTCGCTCGTTAACGCGGTCAAGCCAATCGAGGCGGTCGGTGTCCGCCTTGACTGGATCGGCGGCGACGAGAGCCTTGAGGCGATCGCGCTCAGCGCGGACGTTGGCCCATACGTCGTCGAACGATGTGTTGTCTGAATAACCTTCGGATGCCTTGGCCTCGCGCAGCCATGAATTTCGCTTCTGGGTCGTCTCTTCGAGATTTGAGACCTGGCGGAGAGCATTGCCGGCGGCGCGATCGGCCTCGCCAACAAGAAGAGTAAGTCTACTGATCTCAGCTATGGCATCCGCACAAACGATGTCTACCAGATCGAGATGCTCGCCACGGGCGATGGTTTCCAAGCGTTGAGTAACGCTGGGTGCTGCTGGCTGCGGAAATAGTTTGCTCATGACCGCGACATCTCCACGGCGATCAACTGCTCCCCGGCTTCCTGCTGTGCATGGCCGACCAGCGCCATGACGTCAAAAGAGGGAAAGTCGGCATGCATCAGCACGCGGATGGCATCGCTCTCGCAGCGGAATGCGTCCTGCTCGATCAGTACCTTCGCCATGCGCTTCACGACGTCGGCGCGGCGGGTTTCCTGGTCCATCAAGGGACCGTCGATGAACTTGAAGAGGGAAATCGGCTTGTGCATGCTTCTAGTCCCCTAATCCAAGCAGCGCGCGGAGCGGTGCAGTCAAAATGAGCTTTTTCTTGCCCAGCGAGATGGTCTGAAGCTCGCCACGCTGGATCGCTTCGTAGATCGTGTTGCGTCCGATCGGGAGAATCTTTGATCGAAGCAGTTCGTCGGGAGTGATGACGGGGGGTATTGGAGAAGCTGCAAAGCCTCTTCAACAGTCATCCGGTTGCTTTCAACGCGCTGATCGCTCGGAGATCCCAGATCATTTTCTCCGCCCGGCATCTCGAAGCTCCGCTCAAGTCGGCGTTCGATCTCCTCGCTCACCGAGTATCCGGATGATTGGGCCGCTTCGATCAACTGCTTTTCGAGATGGGGTCGGATGCGAAACGTGCGGTTCTTGTTGAGGCGTTCACCCGCGCGTTTGGTTGGCCGACCACTAGAATTTGCCACTTCTCTAAGCTCCTTCAATCGAATCAACGTCCGTGGCTTCTGGTGTCTTTGAAGAGTGTCAAGTTACGCGTCACGCCATCTTGACGTTGGTGTTGCGGGCGGCGGACCTTGCTATCGGGCCGCCGCCCGCGGGGTTACGGGACGGTGCCGCGAAGCCCGTCCCGATCTCGTAAACTCACGCGAACGCATTCCGCCCCGGGAACGACAGTGGCTGCTGAAATCCCCGGTATTGCAGGCGCTTCTCGGCGGCGAGCCGCTCGACGCAGGCGAGGGCGGCGCACTTGTCGTCGCTCCACGAGGTGCGATCGACGAAGCGCGGCCAGAGGCCCTTCTGCTGCGCGAAGCCTGAGGTCATGGTTGCGACGATAAAGCCGCACGCTGTGGCGGCGGGATCGATCCTGAGCATCACCTTCGGGCACCACACCGCACGGGCGATGTCGGCGGAGTCGGACACCAGCAGGGCCTTGTCCGTCTCGCGATGGACGGCGAGGGCAAGGCAGGTGAGGCCAAGGTCCGCATACTGCCGACGGCGACGTTCAAACGACGGCTCGCGCGACGGGAAGCGGATGACGTTGCTGGTGATGCCTGGGTTACGCATGAACTATTTTCCCTGCACTGCTTTTGAGATGGCGGAGTCGATCCGCTGCATCATGGCGGCGTAGATGTCATCGTCGGATCGAGAGAGTCCGGCGAGATTGTCGCGCGTCTTCGCCAGCGCGAGCAGCATGTCGGGCGCGGCCGCGATCAACCGTGCGTTCTGGCCATTGTGCTCATTGTCGTCCGGAAACTCGCAGTCCGCGACGAGGCCACCGTTGGCTGCGAAGACCTGGCCGGGCCGACGCGGATGACGATCCTCACCAGTGCTCCATGGGATCGGGGCGATCGAGACGATTTGCTTGATGTCCGTCATGACGTGGCCTCCGCCGGTGGCGCGTTGCGCGCGGTCTTACAGCGAGCCCTTCTCTCTGAGGCTCGATTCAGACGCTCGTTCTCTTCGTGCGCGAAATGCCAGACCAAATGCCTGTGCGCGTCCATGAGATCGACGTTCCAGAGCCCTGCGCGGCCATTCCTGATCAGCATCAGCAAATTGTCGCCGTGAATCTGGTCCCAGAAATTGCGGCTGAAGTGCTCGTCTCGCTCGCGCTTGTTCATCGCGCGGCCTCCGGAAGCGCATCGACCGCGGTCTTGCAAAGCGAGCGCACGAATGCGATGGCCGCGGCCTGGGCCTCGGCCTCGCTGTCGAAGCCGCCACGGCCGGCAAGCTCGCCGCCGTCGTATGAGCACTCGACGGAGACGTGCCAGACCCATCCGCAATGGCGGTCGCGCTGATCGGTGATTGAAATGCGAAATTCGCCGGCAAACAGTTCGTGCCCGCCATAGGGACGTGGCGTCCAGGCCCGGCGCGGGCAGCAGTGCCAGACATCGCGTTGGCGGCCGCGCCAGTGCATGGGCTCATCGAGGAACAGCTTGCCAAAGCTAGCGATCCACCCGGTCGTGTCGCGCTGGATGTTCATCACATGCCGCTCCATGCGTCGTAACGAGCGGGCAGCTTCAGCGCCTTACAGTCCTCGCGCTCGGCGACGAGCTGCCAGCTGAAATAGGGGTTGCGTTCGCGCGCGCGCTTGTATTCGTCGCGGGCGGTAAAGCCGTCGGTGAACTCGCCGCGGGTGTCCCAACCTCTGTTGGTGTGTAGCTGGAGCTTGAACGTGACGCCCTCGCGGGCGGCGGCGGTCCGAATAAAGCGATCGCCCTTCTCTTCAAGGCAGAGCAGGCCGTTGCTATTGACGAAGAGGCGGAAGGTCATGCGCCCATCCTCGCCTCGGCGCGGCACAGGGCGCGGTAATCGGCATCATCGCGCAGCGACTGCTCATAGGCGGCGAGCTCATCGGGCTCGAGCGCGTCGAGCTCCGGCTCTTTCACTCGGCCGAGTCCGTCGCAGACCGTGCACGGCCGGTCATAGACGCCGTTCAGATAGTTTTGCTTGAAGTCGTCGTCCTGCTCCGCCCATTCGGACGAGGTGAAGCCGCCACCGTCGCACTCAACTGACGCGCCGCGATCGGTCGCGTGGCCCTCGCAGTTCTGGCAGATCGCCCAACGGAACGGAACGTGGCGGGTGAACTCAGCGTCGTCAGCAAACCAGCTGATCGGCATCGTCTGGCGGTTAAGGGTGGCACGCGGCATAGAGACCTCCCGGTTGAGGTCTCCATAATGGTAGCGTTAAACGCTACAGTCAATAGAGGCGTAGCGATAAAAGAAACAAAAATCTCAGAGGTCGAGCAAGGTCCGTCTCACCCGGCCGACGACTTCCACATCCCGCTTTTTCTTGATGAAGATCGGCTGATGCGAGCCGTCCCAGGACCATGGCGCGAGATAAGGAGTGTCGCCGCCGTGCCAGCGCTTGTATGTCGCACCCTCGTCGGGTGTCTGGAAGACGTAGAAGCCGCCGGTGACAAGATCCTTGTCGGCCTTGTTGACGATGATGACCGAGCCTTCCGGAGAGACGCGGTCCATGGACGACCCCTTGACCGTCAGCGCGAACCATTCGCCCTTGGGCAGGCCTGCGAAGAGTATCTTCTCCACATCCTCTTCCGGTATCTGCGAATTAGGGTGCGCCAGCTGTCCGGCCTGGACCCAATCGAGCAGCGAAATGACCTGCGAAACGTGGGGCGACGGCACCGGAACGCCGGTGATCTCCTCGATCGCCATCAATTCGTCGCCGGCCACGCTCCGCTCGCCGCTCTTGACGATCTTGTTGACTCCAGCCTTGTCGATTTCCCGGCCGAGCTTTCCTGTCAATTGGCGTGCGAGCTCGGTCTGCGACATGCCTTTTTTGCGTAGCGCGTCTTTAACCCATTGATTGAGCGGGGATAATTTCATGCCAGCAGTGTAGCGGATGCCGCTACATGCCGCTGTTGATAAATTCGCTACGGGGGCTTGGCAGAATGTTTCTTTAATCGCTACATTGAGCATCAGAGGATTGATTCGCTCCATGGCACTCGAACCCGCTCAGACGATTATCCAGCGCTTCGGCGGACCATCGGCCGTCGCCAGCATCTTGGGCGTTCACCGCACCCGGGTGTCGAACTGGCAGCGGGAGCGCGCCAAGGGCGGCACAGGCGGGACTATTCCGCAGCGCTATCACGTCGCACTGTTGGCTCATGCCCAGGAAAAAGGGATCGCGCTCGTCGCGGCCGATTTTCTGCAGGTCGGCTCCGAACAGATCGGAGCGTCCTCCTTATGACCTTCCACGCCGCCACCACTTCTGCGTCAGCCGTTTGCGCTCGGCCTCTTGTGCTGCGTGCACCGCGCGCCACGCTGCATCATCGGCTTCGCTCTTCGTGTCGGTCGGCGCCGCCGGCTTGGCCGCGTCATCCATCTTGGTTTGTGCCTGTGTCGTCATCTGTTGCGTCCGGAGTTGCGTCATGTCGATTGCCGAATCGTGCACATTGCCCCCGTCACGGCCTAGGAGAACACGAGGAACAATCGTTCTTCGAAAATCGCCGGGCGCGCAGGCCTCTAGATTTGGTATTGCCTGCCTCGCGTTATGGCCGGACAAGCCCGCAACCGTGCTCTCTCAGCGGGCTGGCTGCTCGGAGCGAGCGGCGAACCTCTACATCAACGGCGATCGCGAGCCGTCTTACGAGGCCCTCATGGCAGTCCTCGATGAGCTGCGGCCGCGCAAGCGAGCTTGAATCCCAAGCGAAAGTAACCAAAGGCAAGCCCGGTATGGCTGGCGCTGACGGCGCCGTAAGACAGAACAACCGCCGGGAAGGGTTGCGAGTAGGCGAACCGACGCGGATCGGGAGGCTGAGTTGGCCGGCTTTAGGGCGAACCTCAAACGTCAGCGAACTGGGCGTGACGGGCGGAGAGAGTGCCGCGCAGAATTTCATGTCGGGGTGGAGCAGCCCGGTAGCTCGCTTGGCTCATAACCAAGAGGTCGCACGTTCGAATCGTGCCCCCGCAACCAATCTCCGGAGGGCCGCGTGATGGCGACAAATCCTCCAAACGATCGCTGCTTCATCTGTAACGGCGCGCTCGAATACCGGATGCTTGAAACGCGCCGAGCGCCGGGTGGCGTTTGGTTCGGCCCGACCCAGTATGAGCAGCTGCCGCACGAATGTCCGCCTGGTGCTGCTGTGGCGTGGTTCGAGCGGATCGTGGATCAAACGCCTCGGAAGCCGTTTTTTACGAAGGTGGGATGACGATGTTTGACTTTGTCGAGCCTCATGACGGTCCGGTGATAATCGGCCTTGAGAAATTTGAAACGGTCTATGCCAAGGACCAGCCTCAGTATCGTCCATTGCGCACTTTGCCGAGTCGGCGAGGAGATGGCGCCATTGCGCGCTTCCACTTCACCGATGCGCAGCGGAAAGCGATCGTGGAAGGGGCGGATCTCTACCTCGAATTGTTGCACTTCAAGGGGCCGCTCGCACCAAGCTTGATCATGGTCATGAGTGAACCGGCCGACACGGACGTTTTTCGTTCGTGGTGGAAGGCTCAAACCAGTGCCCCGTACCAATTGGATGTCGCACCCAAAACAGAGGCGGCGAACGGGCCACCGCGTCCCAGCAGCCCGCCAAGCCATACGCCAATCGGCTAGAGATAGTTGCCGTGTGTTTAAGCCGGATAAGGTCTCCAATAAACAATAAGAGCGGCACCAACCGCACGCCTGTTCTGTAGCGTTACCGCGTAACCCCGACATCAGATGATTGCGCGCGTCCGGACCATGTCCGGCGAACGAGAGCTGCTGTCCTGAACCATGGAGCCTGATGCATGACGTTGCACACAACGGTCGGCGCGGATGCGGCGCCACCACTCACCAAGGCCTATTCCGGCGAGCCCGCGCTGGTGGCGATCGGCCGTGACGCCATTGCGGTCCGCGCCGGGACTACTTTCGCCGGCCATCGCTTCAAGGCCGAAACGCCGGTTGCGATCGAGGGCGCGCTGATCGCCGGCGCCGATTATGGCGTGACGGTGAGGGGCGGAGTCGCGCGCGCCTGGCGGGCCGCGGGAATTCCCGATGGCGCGGATGTGCTCGGCGGCTTCCACTATGCCCCGGGCGGCAATGCGACTGGGCGCGCCGGCGGTGACGATGTGCCGGCGATCAATCCGTGCTCGCTGTGGGACGTGAACTTCCGCCCGGCCTGCAAGGACCCGCGCGGCATGGCGCTGGTGCAGGATGGCAGCCATCGTTTCTGGTGCGACATCTATCTGACCGGCAAGGATTGCCGCATCAACGGCACCAGCCGGTTCGGCGTCACCATTGCCGACGGCAACGATTGCCCGGCGGATCCCGCAACCTGCGAGCCGTTCCGCCGCTTCGACTATGCGGCTGCGGTCGCGACACTCGCGGCGCACGGCAAGGGACTGCTTAGTCTGTCGGAGTTTCCGCTCGCCGCCTTCGGCGTCACCGAGCGCTCTGCAACCAAGGGCGACCCCAAGGTCACCGGCCTCGACGCGCCGCGCACGTCTCGCTTCGGAATCATGCAGGCAGCCGGCAACATGCTGATCTGGGGCCACGACGGCGACCCCGACACGCCGCGCGCTTCGATGTTCGGCGGGTCCTGGCTCGACGGCGGGGACGCGGGCTCGCGCTACGCGTACGTCGCCTACCGCTGGCCCGAGAACTCGTGCGGCGATTTCGGCGCCCGCGGCCGCAGTGACCACCTGCAGCTTGGCGGTCGTCGCGACAGCGACGACGGACGGTGAACGCCATGATGGACGTCGCCAAGGTCCTCCTGTCGATCGCCGCCAGTTTTACCGCGCTCAGTCTCGTGTGCGCGGTCCGGATCGGCCGCCGACCGCACCGCCCGGCGGCCGATCCGCACGCCTATCCGTACGCCGACATGCCGGGCTTCTCGCGCGAGCAGCTCGAGTATTGCGCGCACCGCCCGGTCGAACTCCATCACGCGTCTTGCGGCGAGTTGCCCCGCCGCTCGGCCGCGGGCAGCGGCCTCCCGTCCTCTCGGCCGCTGCCCGCGAACCTTAACGTCAGGCGCCTGTTCAACGCGTCGGCGCCGAAGCCGCCATTCGGGAGGGGTCGCCGTGCATTCTAGCTTCTCCGCTGCCGAGCACGCCAATTTCATCGCGGCCAAGGTGGTGAGCCATGCCACCGCCTATCTCGATGGCCGCAATGATCTCGCCGATCTCGCGCGCAATGCGGCCTCGGTCATGATCGAGCTCGTCGCCTGTAGCGACGATCGCGAAGCCAGGTCCATCCTCGATCCGGCGCGGCTGCTCACCATCGCCATGATCGGAACAGCGGGGGCGGCCTCTGATGCCCGGCTCGATCGCTGGCAGCAGGTGATGGGCGCACTGGTCGAGCTCGTCAGGCACGAGAGCCACGAGCTGCGCCGGAGTGGAGTGCAGCGCTCATGATCCGGCCGCTCTCCCAAACCCTGACCGAGCTGATCACCATCGCCGAGAGCATGGTGACGCGGGCCCGCTACGCCTCGCCGGCGCCGATCGGCCAGTTCAACGTCATCGCCGCTGAGGTCCGCGAGGCCGAGAAGCGGCCCGCGGCCGACGGCACGCGCACGACCTATGGCGCGATCGTCATGGTCAACGCGATCGAGGCCTTTCATGCGACCGGCGGTGACGCCGGCAATCCCTGGCAGATGCTGATCGGCACCGCGCTGCCATTGCTGCGGACCGATGCCTGGCTGGCGTTCCAGCAGGAGAAGGCGGCGCAGCAGGAGACGCGGCGATGAAGGACATGCGTTTTGAATTCAGCCCATTGGTGAAGCTTCTCGTGACCTCCAGCGATCCATCGCAGATCGGTGATGGGAGCAGTTCGCGGCGCCTCTTGCCGGTCAGGCTCGAGCCGGCTGCATCGATGAGCAAGACCACCATCGCAGATGTCGATGCCATCGCGCGGCTCCGGGCGGAATATGCCGCACTTCATCGCGAAGTGATCGAGCGGTTTGCAAAGGGCGAAAGCGACCGCAGTGGCGCGCTACAGCGGCTGCAGATCCGCGAGCAGGAAATCGTCTCCGAGCTGCGAAAGTTCGGCGCCGGTCCTTACGAGAAGGACGGCGAACAGTTGCTGCGCGAGGCGCGGGCACACTGAAGCAATTCCGGCATTGGGCCGGTGAACATGGAGAGCATGACACATGAACGAGCGAGTTGATATTAAAGGGACTGACGGGCCGCTTCTCACCAAGCTGGATCCGACGTCGCCCGCGCTGGACGCCAAGGGCCTCGGCAAGATCTCGATCAAGGCCGGCACGACATTCGCCGGCGTGAGCTTCGTCGACGATACCGAGGTGCAGATCACCTCGCTCGAGCCCGGTACGGACTACATCGTCAGGCTTCACGCTGGCGTGCCGGTTGCGGTGAAGGCTGATTACGCCGATCTCGTCCAGGTCATCGACGGTTTGCCGTCGATACTCGCGAATGAGTATCTCGGCGGCTTCCACTTCGCGCCTGGCGGCAACGGCACCGGCCGTGCCGGCGGTGATGAGGTGCCGGTCATCAGCCCGTTCTCGCTGTGGGACGTCAACTTCCGGCCGGCCTGCCCGGATCCGCGCGGCATGGTGCTGGTGACGGCGCCGGGCCGGCAGTTCTGGTGCGACATCTACCTGCTCGGCGTCGACCACCACAAGAACGGCACCAGCACGTTCGATGCCATGATCGCCGACGGCGAGACGCCGCCGATTGATGTCACGACCGGCAAACCATTCAAGCGCTTCGACTACGCCGCGGCCTGCGCGGTGATGGCCCATCACGACAAGCGGCTTCTCTCATTCGAGGAGTTTGCGATCGCAGCTTACGGCGTCACCGAAAGGTCAGCGGTGGGCGAGGATCCGGTCCGGACCAAGCTCGACGCGCCGCGCACCAGCTATTTTGGTCTGCCGCAGGCAACCGGCAACATGTGGATCTGGGGCCACGATGGCGACCCCGACACACCGCGCGCTTCGCTGTTCGGCGGGTCCTGGCTCTACGGCGAGGTCGCGGGCTCGCGCTGCGCGCTCGTCGCCTACGACTGGCCCGAGTCCTCGAGCGACGATTTCGGCGCCCGCGGCCGCAGTGACCACCTGCAGCCTGTCTAGCCGGCGCGACAGCGGCGGCGTGCACACACCATGATCGTCAGGGATGACAATTCAGCGACTGAAGCCCTGGCGATCGTCGAGAAATACGAGGCCTTCGTGAACTATCTCTATCCGATCCTGCAGAACTCACCGCGCAGACACGGCGTCATCCGTGACGTCGTGCTGGCGGCGTTGTTTGCGCCGATCGGAGGTCTCTATCACGCCGCGAAGTCGCGGCAGGTCTCGCGGCTTCACGCCGTCGACGCCGAGTTCGCGACCTTGCGGTCTCATCTTCGCTTTCTCAGCCAGGGCCACATCAAGATCCTGACGCCGAAACAGCATGTCGCCGCGCTGGCGCTGCTGGCCGAGCCCGGGAAGATGCTCGGCGCCTGGCTGCGGAAGCTCAAGGAATCGGACGTGCGCGCACGTCCGGTGGGGCAGGCGGGGAAATGATGCAGCCGCGCGCTTCGATGTTCGGCGGGTCCTGGATCAACGGCGAGGACGCGGGCTCGCGCTACGCGAACGTCGCCTACAACTGGCCCGAGAACTCGAACGACAATATCGGCGCCCGCGGCCGCAGTGACGATGACATCGGATCTGTCGCTCGGAGACGGTCACGGCCGCTCCGGCCGATCAAACCGAAAGGTTCATGGTCAGCCCGCGTGTCCCGCTTCGGCGAACACGTTTCGCGGTCCGGCAGAACGGGGCGTAGGGAGTTTTGCTCCTCGAGACCCGCGGCCGGCTCTTCTTCCTGGAATGGGTCGCAAATGACCAAGCGCTACCGTAACTTGATCGGCCGGATCACCGCGGTCCGCAACATGGAGGCCGCGCTGCGACTGACATCCGCCGGCAAGCGGCTGACGGGTGGCTATCTCGAGTTCAAGGAATTTTCCGCGCTCAACCTCGCCGACCTCGCGCGCGAGATGGCGAACGGTTCCTATATCGAAGGCGCTCCGCATGAATTTCACATCTTCGATCCGAAGAAGCGGCTGATCACGGCGCTGCCGTTCCGCGATCGCGTCGCGCAGCAGGCGCTCTGCCTGGTGATCGCGCCGATCTTCGATCGCGCGCTGCTGCCGCGGGCCTTTGCCTGCCGGCCAGGCAAGGGCACCCATGCCGGCGTCAGGCAGCTGCAGGCCGACCTTCGGCGTGAGGGCCGGGGAGGCGCGCCGCTCTATTTCCTGAAGACGGATTTCTCGGCCTACTTCGCCTCGATCGAGCGGCCGGTGCTGTGGCGGCTGATCGAGGCCAAGATCTCGTGCCGCGCCACGCTCGAGCTGATCGAGGCGATGGTACCGAAGGCCGGCATCGGCCTGCCGATCGGCAGCCTGACCTCACAGATCTTCGCCAACCTCTATACCGGCGCGACGCTCGACCGGCACCTGCAGCAGACGCTGCGCGAGCGGCTCTGGTACCGCTACATGGACGACCTCGTCGTGCTGGGCACGAGCTCCGAGCACCTGCGCCTGGTCAAGCAGTCGATCGAAGATTTTTCGCGACTTGAGCTCGGCCTCCGTTTCTCGAAATGGCAGATCGCGCCCGTCTCCCGCGGCATCAATTTCCTCGGCTACCGGATCTGGGCCAGCCACAAGCTGCTGCGGCGGGACAGCGTCGTCCGCGCCAGGCGCAAGATCGCGGCCTATCGCGCCGCTGGTGATCATGAGCGCCTCCAGAAGTTCCTCGCTGCCTGGCTCGGCCACGCGCGCTGGGCCGATAGCGCCAATCTGATCCGCAGTCTCGGGCTGCAGCTCAACGAGCCGAAAGGGAGATCCTGATGGGTCTTGTCGAAGATCTTCGCGAACAGCAGGAGGAGGTCGACCTCCGGCTCGCCAAAGCTCTTCGCGATGCCGGCCGCAGCCCACTCGGCATGCCGTCCTCGCTGGACACGTTCAAGGCCTGGCTCTCGCAGGCCGGGCTCTGTCTCGTCACCAAATCGAACGGAGCAAGCTGATGGCCGGCACCACCCCCATCGAATGGACCGAGCAGACCTGGAATCCGATCGTCGGCTGCTCGATCGTCTCGCCCGGCTGCACCAACTGCTACGCGATGGCGATGGCCGCCCGTATCGAGGCCATGAACGCCGAGGCTCGCGAGGCCGACCAGGTGCACGGCAAGCGCCGCCGCGCCGCCGGCCAATACGACGGCACCACGAGACGCGTGAACGGCAACGCGGTTTGGACCGGCAAGGTCGCGCTCGCGCCCGATAGCGTCCTGCTCGCCCCGCTGCAGCGGAAGAAGCCGACCACCTATTTTGTCAATTCGATGGGCGACCTGTTCCACGAGGACGTGCCCGACGAGTGGATCGACAAGGTGTTCGCCGTCATGGCGCTGTGCCCGCAGCACACGTTCCAGGTACTGACGAAACGGGCGGAGCGGATGCGGGGATATCTCACCCGGGCTGCCGGGAACGACATACAGGACGTTCGCAATCACATCGGTTGGGTCGCAGTGCCTTCGATCTTGAATATCTGGCAGCCCGACTGGGTGTCCGAGGGTGTGGCGGGTGAGCATCGCAGCCGGGCGATCCAAGCATGCAATGTTTGGCCGCTTCCTAACGTCTGGCTCGGCGTCTCGACCGAGCGCCAGCAGGAAGCCGACGCGCGGATTCCGGAGCTGCTCGCCACGCCAGCGGCAATCCGTTTCATCTCGGCTGAGCCGCTGCTCGGGCCGATAGCGCTCTATTCGTTGGGCGGGAAGAATTGGGCGGATGACAAGGCCGTCGTCCTTCATGACGCACTGGGTGGCTTCCGCAGCGACCAGGTGCGCACGTCCAAACTCGACTGGGTCATCGTCGGCGGCGAGAGCGGTCCCAGCTCGCGCCCGATGCACCCGGAGTGGGCACGCTCGCTGCGCGATCAATGCGCTGCGGCGAACGTGCCGTTCTTCTTCAAGCAGTGGGGCATGTGGGCACCGTCGACGCCTGAGGACGCGGCCGGCAATCCGCGATCGGGATGGATGGCGCTCGCCGCTCATCCGCACGTCGCGAAGGCCTCCGAGCTTTATCCCCAGGCTGGCGCCGAGTTCATCGCATGCGTCGGCAAGAAAGCCGCCGGACGGCTGCTCGATGGCGTCGAGCACAACGGATTTCCCACAATGGAGCATCGCAATGGCGTTTGAGCGCATCACGATTGTGCAGGGGAAGGCCAAGGCTTCGGCTGGCGTGACGATCACGCAGACCGGCAAGACGGTCATCGCGGTCCGCAAGGATCTCGTCGCCGAGGCTGGCTTCAAGGCCGGCGCATCCTACAACGTCCTGCTCGGTACCGACGAGGACCACGGCAAGATCCGCATCATGCTGGACAAGGCCGGCGTGCCGTGTGCGCGCGAGCTCAAGCGCACCGGCGCGTTCTTCTTCAATCTCGGTCCGGTGCCGGCGATCGGCACCACGCCGACCCATCAGCGGCCGACCGAGGCGCGGCTGATCGACGGCGGCATCGAGGTCGACATTCCCGAGGACACCGGGCCGAAACTGCTGCCGGCGCCGAAGGCCGCGGGCGCGGAGCCTGCCGCCGATAGCAAACGCTCGCCCAAAAAGGATTCCGACAACGAGGTTTTTCTGAACGGGATCACCATCGACCAGACCAACGGCGATGAAAGCGTGACGTTCGATGGCGAAGGTGTCGCCGTTTCGACGATCGAGGCGAAGCTCGTCAAGATCCTGGCGCGTCCTCGGCCGCAGGTTGTCGCTGAAGCATTCATCATCGGTGCCCTCTGGGAAAAGGGCCGTCCGCCGTCCGCCGCCGATCAGCTCCGCCGGCTTTGCACGGGCGATCTCAAGATCGCCCTCGCCAAGATCGGCCTGAACCTGAACGTCGTCAAAGGCGTCGGCTATCAGCTGAAGGACGCGGCCTGATCCGATGTCGCTGCTCACCGCATATCACCGTGGGCGCATGGCGTTGAACGATGCCATCCGCGCGGAGCTTGCCGAGGCGACTACCTTCGACAAGAACAAGGTCCTGCGGCGCAATCTCGACCACATCAAGCTGCATGCCAAGCAGATCGAGGACCGCGAGCTGATCGAGGACGCGACGATCTGGCAGATCCGTGCCGAGAGAGAGCTCGGCCTGATGCTCGCCGCGGCCAAGGCGGCCGGCCAGATCACCGAGGGCCGCGTCGCCAAGGGATCAAAGGTCGAGCCCGATCCCGATCGCGTCACGCTGAAGGAAATCGGCGTCGACAAAAGGCTGTCCGCCAAGGCCCAGAAGGCCGCGGCGATGGATGACGCGTCCTTCGAGCAGCTCGAGGAAAAGACCCGCGACAAGATCAAGAGCGGCGGCGCCATTCTGGTCGACCCGATCAACGCCGCGGCGAAGGACGCCGAGCTCGCCGGCCGCCGCCAGGCGCACGCCGAGCGCACCAAAGACGGCGGCTCGATCGCGGATCTCGGCAGGATGGTCGCCGAGGGCCGCAAGTTCGGCTCGATCGGCTCCGACCCGCAGTGGAAGTTTCTCACCCGCTCCGCCGCTGGCGAGGGCCGCAGCGCCAACATCCATTACAAGACCGAGGAGGTCGACAAGATCAAGGATCTCCCGGTCGGCCAGCTGCTCGCCGATGACGGCGCCTTCTACATGTGGATGGTCGACTGGTGCCCGCAGGATGCGCTCGATCTGCTGGCGCACTGGGGCCTCGAGCACATCACCACGGCGTTCACATGGGTCAAGACGAACCCGAATATCGGCCTCGAGCCTGTCGACGATATCTTCGACAACTCCACCTGGCACATGGGGCAGGGCTACTGGACCCGCGCCAACCCGGAACAGTGCTGGTTCGCCACCAAGGCCGATGCAAAGAAGAAGCCGAAGCGTCTGTACGCCGACGTGCGCCAGCTGATCGTGGCTCCAGTGATGGAGCATTCCCGCAAGCCCGACGAATGGCTCGACCGGATCGAGCGGCTGACCGAGGGCGATTACCTCGAGCTACAGGCGAGGCGCACCAGGCGTGGATGGGTTTCCTGGGGAGATGAGCTTGAATTCACAGGGAGGGCCGCCTGATGGCCGATGCTGACACTCTTGGAAAGGCCAATCCTTGGCATCCGATGACGAAGCCAATCGACCTGAAACATCTCGGCAAGTTTGGTGAAGAGCTTGGCGAATGCGGCGCTGCGGTCGCTCGCTGCATCATTCAGGGAATCGATGAATGCGAGCCGGTCACGGGCAAGTCGAACCGCGAGTGGCTGGAGGATGAGATCGCGGACATCACCGCGAACATGGCTTTGGTCACGGAGCATTTCGCGCTCGATGAAGCGCGCATCTTTAGGCGCGTGCTGAAGAAAATGGAACACCTTCGCGGTTGGCACCAGCAGCTCGATACGAGCGGCCAAGATGACCGGGGATCGGTGGCATGAAGCACCTGCGCTGCATCGGCGGACCACGGCACGGCTCGGTGATCGAACTCGCCGCGCATACCTATGACATCCAGCTGATCAATCCGCGGGCGTCATCGGAGCCGCGCACATTATATACGGTGCGCGATGTCTCTGGATCTGTTGGCGGCGTCGTTCACTTCCTCGCACCGTTCGACATGAGCGACGGCGATGCGCTGCGGATCATGCTGGGCCCGATCGAGCACTTCAATCGCTCGTGGATTTCGATCGAGGAAGAGAATGAGCTTCGGGATCGGCCATCGCGTGAGCTGGTCGAGCGTCTTTGCCGTAGCCTGGCATTTCATCTCGTCGAGGGCGAGCTGACGCTCTCGCATGCCGAGGGCGAGATCGAGGATTGGCGGGCCGAGTGCGATGCGGCGCGGGCGCTGATCATCGAGGCCGGCTTCGACATCGACGCCCTCTATCCCATTCTCGATCGGCCAACCTTAGGAGAGCCGCAATGAAAAAAGGGGTCATGGCGCGACCTTGGACCGATGAAGAGCACCGTCGCATGCTCAAGCTGAAGGCCGAGGGCCTCAAATGGCCGGCGATCGGCGCAGCGCTTGGCCGCTCCGAATATGCCGTCGCGGCAAGATACCGCGAGCATGCCAGCGAGGGCGGGATCTCGCGCAATGTCCGCAAGGCGCAGAGCGAGGCTTTCCTCGCGCGCCAGGCGCTCGCCGAACTCCCGCCGCGATCGCTGACCGCTGAATTCTTCGGCGATCCGCTACCGGGCCGCAGCGCGCTCGATCGGCGCCAGGCGCAGCCGGTCATTCCCGCGATCTCACTGGCGGGGATGTCGCGATGAGTAGGAATTCTGACGGCTTCTTCCGGGCGCACTCGATCGAGATCGGCCTTTGCCACAACCCCGATTGCGATGGAATCCACATCCAGCTGCTCAATAAGGATGGCGAAGCGCGGGCGCAGATGGTGCTGACCTGCAACAATATCGAGCCCATTGTCGCCGATCTCCGCGAACTGCGTGACGAGATCATGGCTGGCGCAAAGGCGACGAAGCAATGATCCGCTATCGCCCCGCAACCCGCCGTGCCCACGAAACCATCGCCATCGAGCACGAGGGGCAGCGCTACAAGGTCGGCCTCGGTCGGGAAGTGGCATGCGCCGAGCATGAAATCCTCGGCCCGATCGTCGAGGTCTTCCTCAACGCCCAGAAGGTGAATTCGCCGATCGACGTCCTGGTCTCTGACGGCGCCATCCTGATGTCGATGCTGATCCAGTACGGCTGCCCGCCGGCGGACATCTTCCACGCCATGAAGCGCAACCCGGACGGCTCGGCGGCGTCCCCGCTGGGCCGGGCTGCGGCGTATCTCGTCGAGGGCGCGTCATGAGCATCGTCGTCGTCGATCGCGCACCCAACGCGAGCCTCGAACCCGCATTGCTCTATGTGGTGTGGATCGAAACCAATCTCGGCGAGGAGCCGGATACGGATTGGTGGTGGAATTCCGAACCACAGCCGCTCGGCGATGCGCTTTATGAATCTGCGGAGTGCAAGCGTGCTGGATTTCCGAGCGTCGTGCTGCCGGAGGGAACTTCTCCGCGGCCTGACGGGAGGTTCTATCCCGACGAAGGAGACGCGTGATGGGATGGCAACCGCTTACGCCGATTAATGAGTGTCCCGCCTGCGGCCGGCACCCGGAGGCGCGATTCTCGCTCTTCAGGGGGGCGCAGATGCGATGCATTTGCGGCATCGCAGGCCCTTATGAAAGCGATGAGCGCGAAGCACGAATAGCCTGGGCTTGTATTGCCGGAGAATGGCATCGGCCAGATCCGCCGAAGGCGCGCCGATGACTAACATCGAGCGCCAGATCCTCCTCAACCAGATCGCGATCCTCGAGACGCTGATCCCGCTCGCCAAGAGCGGTGCTGATTCCACCCGTGAACTGCTGCGCCAACGCTATCGCGAGACGGCGCGGCTGGTCCGTGAACAGACGAAAGGCTGACCCACCATGTCCAACCTCGAATGGTATCCAGAAGAGTTTGTCGATGAAGTCTGCCCGCCGTCGAAGCCGCGGCCGGAGGACTTCTTTTTTCACGATGGTGACCGCTGGCAGCTCGGCTACGGCCCGCAGGTCGATGATCTGGTGACCGAAGAAGATCGCGAGATATTCAACCGCGTCGTCGAGATCGGAGCCGTCGTCAACTTCATGAGCTGTGAGCGGCTGCCGAGCGCAGAGGTGATCCTCAAGCGAAGCGGCGAATTCGAGCTGGTGAGCGGCGAGATCCCACACCAGCACAATGTTGTCGTCGTCGACCATGATAGCGACACGCTACATGAAAACCTGACCGATCTGCTGACGGCGATCAAAGAAGATGCGGACCCGTTCAGCGTCCGCTCGCTGATCTTCGCGGATGGTGACGACACCGCGCGCGTCACTCTGAACTTCGCCGACTGGTCCGATCCTGTGCCCCTGATCTTTGAGGTCAAGGACGGTAAGGCAGTCGTTTCGCAAGTACCGGAACAAAAGAACTAGGAGGTTTCGCTCATGGACCTGCAGATCCCGCTCAACAAGCTGAAGTTCGGCCACCAGGACGGCGAGGGCATCAACGCCCGCGTCGCCGGCCGTGACGCGCGCATCGCCGAGCTCGCCGCCAACATCTTCGCCAACCGCTCGCCGGAAAATCCGACCGGGCTGATCGAGAACCTGATCGTCAAGCAGGTCGACGGCGACAGCTACGCGGTCGCCAACGGCAACCGCCGCCTGGCCGCGCTGCACATGATCGAGGCTCCTGGCTCCGAGATGCTGATCGGCTGCACCCTACACCAGGTCGACGCGACGAAGGCCTTCGAGTTCTCGCTCGCCACCGCCATTACGGCCGAGCAGCTGCACCCGGTCGACCAGTACGAGGCCTTCGCCAAGCTCGAGGAGCGTGGCAAGACCAACGAGGAGATCGCCCAGCAGTACGGCATGTCCGAAAAGCAAGTGAAGCAGGCGCTGGCGCTCGGCCGGCTCTCGCCCACGATCCGTGACGCCTGGCGATCGGGCGAGATCAAGGCCGAGGTCGCCCAGACCTTCACCTTGGCGGCCGACCACAAGAGCCAGGACCGGCTTTATAAGAAGCTGTCGAAGGAGAACGATCTCGATCGGCACAGTATCCGCGCCGAGCTCGGCGTCAAAGGTAACGAGGATATCGGCGCGCTCGTCAGTTTCGTCGGCATCGAGGCTTACCGGCTGCGCGGCGGAGCCGTCAGCGAAGATTTGTTCAGGGAACAGCACATCGTTTCCGACGATGTGCTGCTCAAGGCCATGGTCGGCGAGCGATTGGCGAAGGAATGCGATCGCCTTGTCGTCGAGCAGGGCTGGCAATGGGCTGCGGTCGAGGACGATCTGCCGAAGTCCTGGCGCAGCTGGCCGACCACCCGCGTGGACGTCACGAAGTTTTTCACGACGGAGGAGGCCGCCGAGGCCAAGCGGTTGGCCAAGCTCGGTGAGGACATCCAGAACGCCGACGAATACGACTTTGAGGCCGAACGGAAGGTCGACGACGAAATTTCTCGCCTCGAGGCCTCGGTGCTGCCGCGTGCCTTCACCGACAAGCAGAAGGCCAAGCTTGGCTGCATGGTCTCCGTCGACGACGACGGTCGCCTCGAGGTACAATACGGGATCAGCCGGCCGCCGGCAGCAACGAAGTCGGAGGCGGCAGCGCGCCCGCCGACGGCCGGAGAGCCGCCGGAAATCGTGCCGCCGTCGAAGAAGGCGGCCAAGGCCTCGGAGCCGGATCTTTCGCAGGCGTTGATCCAGCGGCTTTCGGTCCAGCTCACGATGGCGGCGGAGACGGCGCTGATCCAGGATCAGGATCTCGCGATCTCTGTGCTGCTGGCAAAGTTTGCCTCCAACATGAACTGCGACGGCGTCCAGGTCAGCGTGTCGGGACTGGGGGCTTCGAAGCTCGATCTGCTCGGATCGAAGAAGTTCGCCGATAATCTGGAACTGGCGCGTGCATTGAAGCCGGCCGAGCGGATCGAATTGCTCGTGCTCGTCGCCGGCGCGGCGCTTAATTTCCAGCGCTTCTCCAGCGCTGACGACAATCTGCTGAAGGGTAATCCCGGCCTGATCTGCGACGCGATCAAGCCGGCGGCGATGAATGCTGCACTGCGCGGCGCGTTCGATGCCAAGGATTACTTCGGCAGCGTGCCGAAGGCGCTCTGCCTGGCGGCGATCAAGGAAGTCCTCGGCGCCGATATCGCGCGGCAGCAGGAAAAGAACAAGGGGGCCGAGATCACGGCGTTCGCGAGCGCCAATATCCCTTCGACTGGCTGGCTGCCGCCGCAGCTGCGGATCAAGGGCTATGACGGGCCGCCGGTGAAGACTGCGAAGGCAGCGGCGTCGACACCAGCGAAGGCAGGGGCCCAACCGAAGAAGCAAGCCAAAAAGCCTGCCAAGAAAGCTGCGAAGAAGAAGTAACCGGGCAATGGGCACAGATCTGTATCAAGGCATCGTAGTATTCCAGCGGCTATTGTCCGGCCGCGAGCTAATGCTGATCGGTCGCGTTGAGGTCGGCGAGATCATGCCGGCCGACGCCGGGCGCACTCAGGCCTGCTTCCACCTCTCTCTGCCGGGCGCCAGCGGGAGCAGCTGGCACCCCGCAGCTGACATCACCGAGGCGCGGCGGCTCGCCGCGATCATGATCAACGAGTGGATGAACGCGGCCGGCGTGGTGCCGGCGGGGAGGAAACTGATGGCCGATGTTGAGAAGCACCCCGGTCCGTTTGCCGGACCCGATGCCGAGTTTGCCCGCGACTGCGCGATGGCAGCGATCAAGTGGTATGGGACCGATGACGAGATGACGCACCAGCGCATCATGAAGGGCGGCGTCTGGAATGATCATGTCGCTGTGCAGGCCGCTCTCGCGGCGATTCATCATGTTCGCGCCCATGGCTTGCCGCCTGCAGCGCGCGCCGAAAACCACAAGCTCGACACCGATCGGCGGGTGTTCTTCTATGAGCAGGACTTCTACGTCCTATCGAACTTCTCCGCGTTTAAGCTCGCATGGAAAGGCGTGCTGTTCGATACGTCGGAGGCTGCCTATCACTGGGAGAAGTTTCCAGGGGACGCCGACGTTGATGGCATCATCACCCGTTGGGATCTTCGCGAGCGCATCAGGGACGCTGCCTCGGCTCACGAAGCCTTTAAGACTGCCGAGCACTATAAGAACGCCCGCCGCGCCGACTGGGACGCCGTTAAGGTCGACATCATGCGCGACATTCTTCGCGCCAAGGCCGCCCAGCACGAATATGTGCGCAGGAAGCTGCTCGCGACCGGCAACCGAGAGCTGATCGAGGACAGCTGGCGGGATGACTTCTGGGGCTGGGGACCAAACCGCGACGGCCAGAACATGCTCGGCAAACTTTGGATGGAAGTGCGCGCGGAATTGCGCAGCGAGCTGGCTGGAGCGGCGTCATGACCGCGCCCGAGCGAATCCAGCTGTCGCGCGCGGCTGGCTGGCGGCTGCCGGCGAACACCGTCAAGGTCGACCGTACGACGCCGTTCGGCAACCCATATCGGATCGGCGAGCCGCTCGATGCCAAGATGGCACGCCGCTGGGGCTGGGAGATATCGCCGACGGGAAAGAAGCTGATCTGCGAGGACGCCGCGGAGGCCGTAAAGCGCTTCGAACATGCCCTGCAGTGGGATGAGGCCATTCACGACCACGTCCGCGACAAGCTGAAGGGAAAGAACCTCGCTTGCTGGTGTGCGCTCGGCGAGCCATGCCATGCCGACGTGCTGCTCTGGCTCGCCAACGCGGACCCGGCTGAGATCCGCGCGATCAACGATGCGTTCGACGCCGAGCTTATGGCGAAGGTGAAGTGGGTGTCGGAGGTCGGCCAATGAACATCATTCGGCTCGAACCGCACTCGATGGCGATCTTCTACAAGATCGACGCCGACCCCGGCTTCGCGATGAAGCTCTGCAGCGATGCGACGCTGTTCGACGCGGTCAACCGCTCGATGTTCCTTGGCGAGCCTGAGCCCGATCAGCGGGAAGAAGTGCAGTCCGTCGTCGACCAGCTGCGCGAGAGCGGCGAGGTCTCCTTCGAGGATGGCTGGATCAGCCTGCGCATTGGCATGGCCGAGGTCACGGCGTACCTGATGGCGCAGATCGACGAGATCAAGGCCGAGGAACATTGGGCTGACAAGCAGCGCTTCGAGGAGCTGAAGAAGCGCGAGGAGGCCGAGGGCCGGTATGAGCTGCTGCGCCGGGCGCTGGTCGACGCGCTGGGTGTCAAGACGGCTGAACTCGCCGAAAAGGCCAGCGCAGCATGAAAATAGTCGGCGGCGAAGAGTCCGATCCAAGCCACTGGAGCCATCAGTTCAGGGAGGCCCCGTCGGTCTACCTGAACGGCATCCTGATGGAGCACGTCACCGAGGCCGACGCCGCCGCGGGGTACATCGTCATCCAAGAATATGATGGTGACCGGTTGAGGCTGGCTCCGGACGGCCAGAGCATCGCGACGCGCAAGATCACCGGGCGGGTCGATATAGTCGGAGAGCGCGGGCCATGGGCGTGATGGACATGGATGCGCTGACGGCGGCGTTTCGCAGCCACACCGAAGGCGCCAGCAAATTCACGCGCCGGATGGCGATCAACCTCGCTGCGATGGACGGAACGTCGCCACGCGAGCTCGTGCTCCGGCTCGAGCGCCTCGGCCTTGTGAGGCCAGGCACGTGGGACTGGTTTGCCGCGAATGGCGGGATCACTCGCGATCACATCGCCGAAGTGCGTGGAGAGATGCAATGAAGCCTCCAGGCAAAACCACGCTCGACCGCATGCAGCACACCGCGCAGGCCGAGGCCGAGCGGATCGAGATTGTCCAGGACTACTGGGTAAGGGAAGGCACCATCAAAGAGCCGCAGCCCGACCAGGTTGCGCGCCGCGATGATTTCGCTGGCATCGTGCGGCTGATCGACCTGATCCAGAGCGACCAGGTCATCCTCGATCGGCTCGATGCCGCGAAGAAACGTGCAGCCGCGCGCCCGACGCCGGCGGCACAGGATGCGCCGGCAGCCGACATGGAATTCGAGGGGGCCGACGAATGAGCCGCCTGACCGCCGACGAGCTCGAGGACATCAAGCAGCGCAACCCGATCGCGGACGTTGCCGCAGGCTACACCAAGCTGCGCAAGGCCGGCGGGAAGCTGCTCGGCGCATGTCCGATCTGCGGCGGCCGCATCAATTCCGGCCGGTTCGAGGTATTCGAAAAGGACCAAAGCTGGGGCTGCTATGTCTGCGTCGATGGCGGCGACGTAATCAGCCTGGTCGAGAAGGTCGAGGGTTGCGACTTCCGCGCTGCGATCGACAAGCTCGGCGGCCGGGTCGAGATCGATGCCGCCCGCCAGCGCGAGATTTTTGAGGAGCGCGAGCGCAAGCGTCTGGCGCGAGAGAAAACCTCCGCCGACTACCGCGAGGCAGAGCGCAAGCGGCTATTCCGCACCTGGAAGGGCGCGATGCCGATCCATGGCACGGTTGCCCATGCGTACCTCGACGGCCGCGGCCTGCAACTGCCGGATCATTGCCCTGGCCTGAAGTTCCTGCCGTCGGCACCGTATTTCCATGGCGAGGAGATCGATGAGCGCGGCCGGAAATCGCCCCGCAAGATCCATACCGGCCCCGCAATGCTGGGCGCCTTCATCCGGCCGGACGGCAAGTTCGGCGGGCTGCACATGACCTGGCTCAACGCCACTACGTCACCTGATGACCTAACGGCGCCCGGGAAGGCCGAAATCTTCGATCCGGATTCCGGCGAGATCCTCAACTCCAAGAAAATGCGTGGCTCCAAGACCAGCGCCTATATCGCGATCGTGCTGCGCGAGGAGCCAAAGCGCCTGGTGATCGGCGAGGGCATCGAGACCGTGCTGTCGGTCTGGACCGCGATGCACCAGGCCGGCCGCGATATGTCCGACATGGCCTTCTGGGCCGCCGGCGACCTCGGCAACCTCGCCGGCCGCGCCAACAAGACGATCGCGCACCCGACATTGAAGCGCCCGAACGGCCAGCCGCAGCGCGTGCCGGACTGGTTTCCCGATCCCGATGATCCGGGCCTCAAGATCCCCGACAGCGTCGAGGAGCTGATCCTGCTCGGCGACGGCGACAGCGAGCCGTTTCTGACCGAATGCGCAATGGAGCGGGCCGCGCGGCGGTATGGATTCGAAGGGCGATCGATCCGGATCGCGTTCGCGCCGGCTGGGCTGGATTTCAATGACGTGCTGAGGGCGGCTTGACCAACATTATTACAGAGAAACGGGCCCTCTATTTCGGGTGCTGGGATCGGCCAGGTCATTACCTTCACGATGAGCATGGGCGAACGTTTTCGGACCGGCCGTCATGGTGCCACTGGGGGTTTGGTCTCATGGATGGCGGCCTGCTCAAGAACGGCCGACATCCGGACGTGCCCGATGGCCGAGTGTGGTGGACCTGTGGCGGCCGCGAGGACCTCGTTTATGCCTTCTTCTGGTGGGATCGCAGCGTCGATCGACGCGGTGCGTGCAACTCCGGATTTTATGTACGCGGTTTTCAGCCTGAGCGCCTTGCGCCGGAGACGGCAAAGGTAAACGCGGGCCTTGCGTTCGATTACGCTTGTGAGATCTTCCCCTCGGTCGTTAGCCGGCAGCGCTATCCGTTGGTGCTACAGCAATGACAGGCATGGCCGTCCTCGAGCTCGTCGACTCCGCTCCCGTATTCGCCGCGCCAAAGTCCCCGACACTGGAAGAGCGCCGCCAGATCGGCTCCGCCGAGCTCGGCCGGCTGCTCGGTGAGTTGATCGGCTCCGCGGCCGAGACGCGCATGGAAACGCTCCGCGCGATCGCCGAGCAGCTCGGCCAGCTGGTGGCAGCCGACGCGATCGTCGAGACGTTTGCCAAGGCCTCGCTCGAGCAGGCTGCCGCCGGCGCCGGCATGATCGGCGAGCACGGCGCCAAGCCGGTCAAGGCGGCGATCGCCGCGGGCCTCAAGGCCGGCAGGAAACGTCCGCGGGATCTCGGCGCCGCACGGACGGTGTCGCCGATCGAGGTGCGACGCGCCGCTTCAGCGGCGCTTGGAGCACCTCACGATGACGGGCGCGCGCCACTGGCGCGCGACGATGTAGATCCTGCCCCGCCTTCCGCTTCCCCGCCGCCTTCGCCGCCAGGCGCTGCGAATCCGTCTGAAACCCTCGCATCTTCTTCGTCTTTTTCGCCCGACCCTCCCGCATCCTCCGCAGGAGAAGAAGGCGAGGCGCAAACCCTCGCGCAAATCGAGAAGGAAGCCGCAGATCGCGAGAAGGCGATGTCGGACTGCGCCGATCTCGACCACAGCGACACGGACAACGGAAAGCGGATGATCCGTTATTTCGGCGACAAGTTGCTCGTGCGCAAAGAGAGCGGCAAGGCCGACGCATGGGCGTGGATTTGCTGGGCTGATACGCACTGGAACATCGAGGATGGCCCGTCGATGGCCGCCATCCTTGCACAGCAGGTCGGCGACATCATCATGGAGGAGGCGCGCTTCATCGCACCGACGCCACCGGAAAAGACCGCCATCGATGCGGGCAAGGCTGCGCGAGGTGCGCTTAAGGCGATCACCGATCCGGACGAACATCCTGTCGAGGTCGCCGAGCTCGAACATCAGATCAAGGAAGGCGACGTCGCGCGCGCGTCTGTCTCCAAGCGACGTGCATCGCGACGAAAGCATGGCCTTGCGACCAAGAATCGTGGGCGTATGGGCGCCATGCTCGATTGCGCCGGTCCGCACCTGCGACGATCACCTGATGATTTTAACGCCGACCCGATGCTGGTCGCGACGCGGACGCACACGCTGCGTTTCGCGCAGGCGCCGGACCTCGAATGTCCCGATCCCGACGTGACGCGCCTGAAATGGGCTTGCGAGGCGTTGGCCGAGCACAGGAGAAGCGACCTACTCACCGGTGTCGTGCCCGTGAAATACGATCGCGACGCCGACTGCCCGAAATGGCGCGCCAACATGGAGCGCTTCCAGCCGAACGAGGCGCAGCGCCGCACCGTGCAGCAGTTCGCCGGCCTCGGTCTGCTCGGTAAGCCGATCCAGCGCGTCATGTTCCACTATGGCACCGGCGGCAACTTCAAGAGCGTATTCCTGGAAACGGTGACGCGCGTGCTCGGCGACAGCTTTGCCATCGGCCTGCCGACGGAATCGATCGTTGGTGGATCTGATGGGTCACCGGGCGGAGCGCGCCCTGACCTCGAGCGTGTTTTCGGCAAGCGGATGCTGCGCATCCTTGAGCTGCCGAGCGGCGTCAGCCTCAAGGCGGACTTGATCAAGAAGCTCACCGGCGGCGAGAAGTGGCCGGTGCGCACGCTCTACAAGGGCTTCTTCGAATTCGTACCGCTCGCCAAAACCCACATGAGCGGCAATGACTATCCGCAGTTCGACGGATCCGATGGCGGCATGCGGCGCCGGCTCCTGGTGATCGAGTGGCCGGTCAAGATCGCTGAGGAGGAGCAGCGCGATTTCGACATCGTCGTCGGCGAGCTGATGGAAGAAGCGCCCGGCATCCTCAACTGGCTGATCGAGGGCGCGATCGACTACCTCGAGAACGGCCTGGTCGTGTCGGAAGAGACCCGCGCCAATACCGAGGACTATTTCGACGAGATGGACCCGACCGCGATGTTCATCCGCGATTGCGTCAACATCACGCCGGGCGAAAGCGTCGGCGCCCGCAACATGTACCAGGCCTACAAGGCGCATTGTGAGGCAAATGCCCGTCGCCCGATCTTCGAGACGAAGTTCGGCCGGATCATGAAGAAGAAGTTCAAGCGCGACGACAAGCGCACTCACAAATATCTCGACGTCTCGCTGCACGACGTGCCGCAAGTGAGCAGTTCAGCCGGCGACGATTCTCCTCAGAGCGACGCTGTGGCGCGTCATGTCAACAGCGAACAAGAGTTTTGACGCATGAGCGTGCAGCGACTGTGGCTCAAACGACACCGATGGTTGCGAGAGTCTAGCGATGGTTTTATGGAACTCTCGCGTCCGCGATTTTATCGACAGATCAATGCGCTAACGGTGGATGCGCGAGGGTTGCGATGGTTTTCGCGCGCGCCATACGCATGTGGAGGAGGGGCGCGCGGTGCGGCAGCCTGTGGCACCGTCGATGGCAGCGAAGCTGCGAGATGAGTTTTCACATGTGCGTATAGGCCAAAACCCTCTCTACCCTCGCGTTTTCCCGCCATCTGATTGGGATCATTCATGAACACCGCCTCTACAACCCTCGCTTAACCCTCTCCAAACTATCGCAAACCCTCGCAGAGGAGATTCAACTTTGTAGATTCGTTGTTTTGAGAGGCTGAGCTATTCGAAGGATCGGGCAACACCTTCGGACCTTGGCTTCCGCTGCAGAGAAACGGTTCACAATCGGTACCGTTTCTCCAAAACTGTTCTGGCGCGGAACAGTTTCTGAGGGCCCCCAGCAAATCGAGAGGACGATTATGTTGGAGCGAATGAATGAAACCGTGGCTCGACGAATTGTCGCCCGAGGTCCGGGCCGAGCTGGCAAAGCCTGTACAGTCTTTCGACCCCCGCGACGCGGAGGTCGATGGGTCTGCGGCCCGGTGGTACGTGGTATCGGTGTTTACCCGCGAGGCCGAACGCGAATTAGCGAAGCGGCGTTTCGGCATCTACGTGCCGGCCTATCTGGAAACGATCGTGGCGCGCGGACGGAAGATCGACGTGTGGGTGCAGATCATGCCCGGCTATGTGTTCGTGCTGCTTTGGGAGACGGATGCAAACCTCCAGCGCGTTGCCCGGACCAATGGCGTCGACAAGGTGCTGGGCTGGATCGAGGACACCGAGATCCACAAGCTGCGTTACCTCGAAAGCTGCGAGCAGCTCGACGAGCAACAGCGCGAGGCTGCACGCGAACGGGTGTTGAGGCGCCTGCAGCGGAAGCGTGTCGGTGGATCGCGCCGCAAGAAGCGCAGCCGTAAAGCTGTGCGCACAGCAAAGGTGACGGCTTGATGATCGAAGACAGAATCAGCTACGTGCAATCTCCACTGCAAAGCCGTTCCTCATTCGAGCTCTCCGCAAGGGTATGTGTGCTCTGAGGTTATGGCGGACTGAAGCGGATCGGCGCTTCATCAATCCCTGACTCTGTCCCGCGAACAACCAGCCCGGCACGGCAACGTGTCGGGCTTCTGTTTGCATAGGGTGTGCGGTAGCGCCTCGGTGCTATCGCTGCCCTCCTTGGGCGTTTCCTCCCTAGACTTCGGGCCGCTTGTGGTCCTCCAGGCGCAAGCGGCCCGTTCTTTCGAGTGATGATGGATGGCAGGGATCAGGACGCTGGCGCCGCTGGTGCCACGGTCTAGCGGACTGACGGTTAGGCCAGAGCCGAAGACCGTCGACCCGCACTACCTGACGGAGGAGCATCGCGCTTGGCGTGAGCAGGTCCTGCGGAAAGCGAACTATCGTTGTGAGTGGGTCGAGAACGGCCAGCGCTGCACCAAGGCGGCGCCGCGGCATCGGATGTTCGCCAACCACGTCAAGGAGCGGCGCGATGGCGGTGCACCCTTCGACCCGGCGAACGGCAACTGCCTGTGTGGCGCTCACCACACGCGATGGACGATGCAGCAGCGGGCTCGCCGCGCGCATAGGGGGGGTGGGTAAATCCCTCCGGCCCGGGGAGCGGCAACCGCATGGAGCCTCAGTCAGGGATTTTTTTTTGATCGACCGAGATTTTCGGCCCGGTCGTCAATTCGGTCAATCGGATTATTTTGCTGATGAGTGAGATCTTCGACCTGTTCGGCGATCCGGTGCCGGCCAACTGGGGCCAGCGCGGCCGGCCCGAGCATATCCCGACCCAGCAAAACCGGAATCGCGTCAGCATGTTAGTTGCGTTGGGCTGGAGCAATCCACGCATTGCGGCCGCGATGCTCGTGACGTTGCCGACGCTTCGGAAGCATTATTTTTCCGAGCTGAAATATCGCGACGTCGCGCGCGACCGGCTGAACGCTAATTTGGCGACCAAGCTCTGGTCGCTATTCATGGACGGCAATGTCGCGGCCGGTAAGGAGTTCCGGAAGTTCATGGACGTGAACGACCGCATGGAACTCGAGCGCAGCATGGCCACAGCGCCTGGCGACAAGCCGTCGGCGAGCGAGCGCGTCGGCAAGAAGCAGCTCGACGCGCGTCGTGCGGCTGATGCCGATGCCGACCTGATGGCCGAGCTCGAGCAGGAAGCGACCGCGCAGAATGCCGTCCACTAAAGAACTGCCGCGCTTCGCGTGCCCGGACTGGTGGGACAAGATCCGCGCCGGCCAGACGCCGATGGCGCAGGTCCCGCTGAACGAGGCGCGCGCGGCGAAGGCGCTGGCGTTTTTCAATCGGCTGCGGCTGCCTGACATCGCCGGCAACCCGCCGCTCGCGGACGCCTGCGGCGACTGGTTCCGCGACATCCTCTGCGCGTTCCTAGCGAGCGAGGATCCCGCCACCAAGCGGCGGCTCGTCTGGGAGCTGCTCTGCATGGTGCCGAAGAAGAATTCGAAGACGACCTATGTCGCGGCCCTCGGCCTGACCGCGCTGTTCATGGAAGAGACGCCGAACCGGCAGATGCTGATCGTGGCACCCAGCCAGAACATCTCGGAGCGCTGCTTCGCGCAGGCGCAGGGCATGATCCGGATCGACAGCCGGCTGGATGCGATCTTCCAGGTGCAGGACCACCTGAAGTGCATCACGCGGCGGAAGACGGGCACCTCGCTCGACGTCAAGAGCTTCGACACCGCGATCGTGACCGGCGAGATCCCGGTGCTTACGATCATCGACGAGCTCCATGAACTCGGCAAAAAGTCGAAGGCGCAGGCGGTCATGCAGCAGATCCGCGGTGGCGGCATCACGACGCAGGGCGGCCAGGTGCTGATGATCACGACGCAGTCGGATGAAGAGCCGGCCGGCATCTGGAAGACCGAGCTCAAGAAAGCCCGCGCGATCCGCGACGGCGTCGGCGGCAGCAACCCGATCCTGCTGCCGGTGCTTTACGAGTACCCGGATGAGCTACAGCGCGACCAGACCTACTGGCGCGATACCAAGAATTGGCCGCTGATCCTGCCGAACATCGGCCGCTCGATCGACAGCGAGCGACTGATCGAGGACTACGAGAACAACGGCAAGGCGACTCGCGAAGCCGAGACCATCTGGGTGTCCCAGCATCTCAACATCGAGATTGGCGTCGGTCAGAAGAACGACGGTTGGGCCGGTGCTGAATTCTGGGAGCAGGGCGAGGACGACGGCATCACGTTCGACAGCATCCTCGAGCGCTGCGATGTCGTCATCTTCTCGCTCGATGGCGGCGGTCTCGACGATCTGTACGGCGGCAACGTCCTCGGCCGCGATCGCGATACGCGAGACTGGCTGTCCTGGTCGCATGCCTGGTGTCATACCGGCGTGCTCGGTCGTCGACAGTCTATCGCGTCGCGCCTGCGCGATTTCCAGGCCGCCGGCGAGCTGACGATCTACGAGACCGCTGGAGAGGATATCACAGGGATCATCGAATTGATCGCGGAGGTCAAGGATCGCGGCCTGCTCGGCGCCGTCGTGGTCGACCCAGCTGGGCTTGGCGAAATGGTCGAGGCGCTCGCCGAGATCGAGATCACGGTCGAGAGCAAGCTGCTGTTTGGTGCCCCGCAGGGCTACGGCATGATGAATGCGATCAAGACCGCCGAGCGAAAGCTGCAGAACGGCACGCTCCGTCACGCCAAATCGGCGCTGATGGACTGGTGTGTCGGCAACGTCAAGATCGAACCGCTGGCGACTGCAATCCGCGCGACGAAGCAGAACGCCGGCGACGCCAAGATCGACCCGTGGGCTGCGCTGATGAACGGGGTCTGGATGATGGCGCGCAATCCTGTCGCCGTCGTCTCGCACTCGGGCTGGAATACCGACGATATCGACGGTCTTATGGACAGGATCGATGCCGCCGCTGACGCATTGATGGTGGGAGATGCCGACGATGGCAGGCAGATGGTCCAGGGTGTCGGCAGGCCTGTCTAGGGCGCTGTCGGCCGCATTTCGACGGGCGCCGCATGTCGCCTTCGACATGGTTGGTTTCGCCGGCGCGGGCGCAATCGCCTATGGCGCGTGGCTGATCTATGTGCCGGCCGGCTATCTCGTCGGCGGCGCGCTTGCTATGGCGCTCTCGGTCCTGATCGGACGCAAGCTCGAGGCCGCGGCGAAATGAGCCTGTTTGGGTCGATCGAGTTCAAGTCCGCCGGCGGTGGTTTGACCTGGGGCGAGATCAACGACCTCTGGTCGACGGTGCTCGGCGGCTCGTACCAGTCAAGGTCTGGCCCTCCCGTAGGTTGGCGCACCGCATTGCGCGTGACGGCGTTCCTGGCCTGCACCAGGCGGATTGTGGAGGCGGTCTCCACGGTGCCGACCAAGCTGTTCCTGAAGCCGCAGGGCGGCAGCCGAACCGAAGCCTACGATCACGCGGTATATGAGTTGCTCGATTCCGAACCGAACGAGTGGCAGGACCCGCTGCAGTTCAAGGAGACCCTGGCGGTCCATTGCGCAGTCACCAACAACGCCTACGCGTTCGTTAACCGCGTGCGCGGCAAGATCGTCGAGTTGATTCCGATCGTTCCAACTCACTGTCAACCGAAGTGGAGGTCCGATCGCACGCCGTACTATCTCGTGACGGCGCCTGACGGTTCGCAGGCCGAGCTCACGCCGAACGAGATCCTGCACATCCGCGGGCTGTCATGGGATGGTCTGAAGGGGCTCGACGCCGTGCAGCTGCTGCAGGAGCCGCTGGGCTTGGCGCTCGCAACCGAACAGACCCACGCCATGCTGCATGCGCATGGCGCGCGGCCGAGCGGCATCGTCTCCGTTGATAAGAGCCTCGACGAGAAGGAGCTGATCCGTCTCGCGGCATGGGTGAAGAAGCACTACGCAGGGCTGGACAACGTCAGTCGGGTGATGATCCTCGACAATGATGCGAAGTTTACGCCGTTCGACATGAAGGGCGTCGACAGCCAGCACATCGCGCTGCGCAACCACGAGATCGAGAGCATCTGCCATGGCATGGGCGTGCTTCCGATCGTGATCGGGTACCCAGCGGAGATGGCGGCACGCGCCGCGGCGGAAACGCTGGTCGCGCTTCACCTCGTCCACACGGTGCGCCCCTGGCATCGTCGTTTCGAGCAGGCGTTCAATCGCCAGCTCCTGACGCGAGCGGAGCGGAAAGAGGGCTACTACACGAAGTTCATGGATGGCGAATTCCTGCGCGCCACTGCGAAAGATCGCGCGGCCTACAACAAGGATGCATTGGGCGGCGGAGCATCCCCCGGGTGGGCGACCGTCGATGATGTTCGCGGCTGGGATGAATTGCCGGAGCTTCCGAACGGCGCCGGTAAGCACATCTATGCACCGCTGAACGCCGGCCCAATCGGCGATGATGGCGTGCCGAGATCTGCGCTCGGTGCGACGCCTGCGCCCCCGAAGTCCTGACGGAGAGTTTTCATGCATATCGGACGCATCGAGGCGAACTGATGACCGATCTCAATCTGGTTGGCGAGAGCTACGCGCATTCGCTGGTGTCGGCCGGCAAGGTCGACAAGACGTCACCATGGTCGTTCGATTCCGCCGACGGCAATGCGCTGCTCGGCAAGGGCGGCGACGATTGGGACAACTACTCCAAGCATCACCTCGGGCTCGATCGGTCCGCGAACGACAAGACCAAGGCGCGGTTCAAATACCCCTTCGCCAAGGCCGACAAGGTCTATCGTTCCGGGCTGGTCGCCGCGAAACAGCGCGCCGCGCAGCAGAACGATGCCGCGGTCGAGAAGGCCGCAGCCGCGCTGCTCGAGCTCATCGACAAGCCGAAGAGCGCCAGCGGCTATGATCGCAAGGCGGTCACGTTCGAGTTCAAATTCTCTGGCGGCGACACCGGCAGCTTCGAAGGCTACGGCAGCGTCTTCAACAACGAGGACGCCTATCGCGACGTGATGCTGCCTGGCGCCTTCACCAAGACGCTTGCCGACTACAAGAGCCGCGGCAAGATGCCGAAGATGCTGCTCAACCATGGCAGCATGGGCGGCGGTTTGTTCGGTTCGTCCGATCCGATGGCGGATTTGCCGATCGGAAAATGGACCGATATGTCCGAGGACAGCCACGGCCTGCACACCAAGGGCCAGCTGATCAACCTCGACACCGAGCGCGGCAAGACGATCCACGGTGCGATGAAGGAGGGCCAGCTCGACGGCCTGTCGATCGGCTACACCGCGACCGGATTTACCCGCGGCGCCAAGGACAACGAGCCTCGCCGCAAGATCCACGAGGTCAAGCTCTGGGAAGTCTCGCCGGTGACGTTCCCGGCGAACGACCAGGCGATGGTCTCCTCGGTGAAGTCGATGGCCGGACAGATCACCACGGTGCGGCAGTTCGAGGACTTCCTGCGCGACGTCGGCGGCTTTTCGCACTTCGCAGCGAAGTCGATCGCCCAGAAGGGATTCCGGGCAGTGGAGTCTGAGAGCGACGCGCGGCTCGATGCGTTCATGGCGTCGTTGCGCGACGCCAAGCAGGCGACCGCCTGAAGTAGAGTTTTCGCCGCAGCCTCGGGATGAGGGCGGCAAGCGGACGACCGTCAGACCCTCGGGATGAGGATGGCGCTGATACCACCGGCCGGCTCGCTGGCCTTTCACCTAAACCTCATCTCAGGAGTGGCATCACATGCCCGATATCGATGACGTGCTGGCCGATGCCCAGCGCGAGATCAAGGCCATCGGCGACAACGTCAAGGCCCTGAAGGAGACCACCGACAAGAGCCTCGCAGAGGTTCGCAAGATTGCCGAGGATGCCCCGAAGTCGGTCGCCGCCTCCGAGCAGTTCAAGAAGGACATGGAGGCGCTGACGGCCGGCGTGCTCGAGAAGTCCGACGCCATCACCAAGCAGGTCAAGTCCATCACCGACGGCGCATTGAAGGAAGCCGCGGATCGTATGGACGAGCTCGAGAAGAAGCTCAATCGCGGCAAGCTCGGCGGCAACTGGGGCGACAGCGAAGAGGGCAGCAAGGCCGTGAAGGCGTTTGCCCGCGACGCCAAGGCGCGCCGCGGTGAGCTGAAGGCCGACTTCGATCCCGACAAGGTCGATCTCGACGAAGTCAAGTCCTACTGCAGCGCCTTCAACGTCTACCTGCGGAAGGACGACAAGGGTCTGCAGGGCGCCGAAGCCAAGGCCATGTCGGTCGGCTCCGACCCGGACGGCGGCTACATGGTCACGCCCACGATCGGCCAGATCATGAACGGCGTGAACTTTGAAACCTCGCCGATGCGGCAGGTTGCCAACATCGAAACCATTTCGTCGGATGGGATCGAGTATCCGCGCGATGACGATGAGGCCGCGGCCGGCTGGGTCGGTGAGCAGGAAGACCGCAACGAGACCGGCACGCCGAAGGCCGGCATGCAGCGCATTCCGGTACACGAGCTGTACGCCAACCCGAAGGTCACCCAGAAGCTGCTGGAGGACAATGCCTGGGATATCGAGACCTGGCTCGGCAACAAGATCGGCGACAAGTTTGGTCGTACCGAGACCAACGCCTTCGTCGTCGGCAACGGCATCAAGAAGCCGCGCGGCTTCACGACCTACGCTTCCGGCACCTACGCAGCCGGCAGCTCCGGCAAGATCGAACAGGTCGCGGCCGGTACCGGTGGTCAGGTCAGCTGGGACGATCTGATCAATATGCTGACTGCGCTCAAGGAGTTCTATCTCGGCGGCGCGATCTGGATGATGCAGCGTCAGACCGTTGGCAAGGTGATGCTCCTGAAGGACGGCGAAGGCCGCTACATCTGGCAGCAAAACCAGCAGGCCGGCAAGCCGTCGGTGCTGCTTGGCTATGAGGTGCGTCAGGCGGCCGACATGGCCGCGGTCGGCGCCACGGCGCTGCCGATCGCCTTCGGCAACTTCAAGATGGGATACACCATCGTCGATCGCGTCGGCATCTCGACCTTGCGCGACCCGTTCTCCGCCAAGCCCTTCGTGCAGTTCTACACCCGCAAGCGGGTCGGCGGCGATGTCACCAACTTCGAGGCGATCAAGCTGCTGTTGACCTGATCGCTTGACGCTCGCCGGGCCTGCGCTGGATGGCGCGGGCCCGTACCGGTTCCCATCAACCCCCTATTTTCGAAGGAGAGCCTCGTCATGCGAGAGCTTCACGACAATATCGACGTCAAGCGCGGCATTTCGCCCGTTGCGGCGACCACCGACAACACCGCCTACGTGTCGCAGATCCTGGACATGCAGGGCATCCAGTCCGCCGAGTTCCTGATCCTCTGCGGCTCGCTCGCTGACGCGGACGCCACCTTCACCGTGCTGGCCGAGGAGGGCGAGCAGGCCAACCTCTCGGACAATACGGCGGTCGCCGATGCCGACCTGGTCGGCACCGAGGCGGCCGCGAGCTTCGATTTCTCGGCCGACAACAAGGTGTTCAAGCTTGGCTTCCGGCCGAGCGGCAAGCGCTACAAGCGGGTGACCATCACGCCGGCGAACAATACCGGCAACGTGTTCCTGGCCGGCGCCTGGGTCACGCTGCCGCTGATGCGCCCGACGGCCAACCCGTCCGTCTAATCCATCGTTTCCGGTTGCCGCCACGCTTGCGTGGCGGCTGCCCTGGCTTTCATCTCGAACAAGGAGGCCGCGATGTCGGCACAATCCAACACCCAGGACGTCAAGGTTGGTATCGAGCAGGGCGCAAAGCGCCTGTTCGTCAAGAGCGGCGGCACGCTCGATATCGAAGACGGTGGCGTGTTCTCGGTTGCGGGCGTGCCGCTGAAGGTTGCCCGCGGCCAGCTCACCACGGTCACGGCTGCGGATACCGTCGTCACGGGGCTTGCCTCGGTCGCGGCCGTCATCGTCTCGCTCGAATCCGATCCCGGCGACGATCCGTTCATGGTGAGCGCCCAGATCGGCGACCAGGCGGGTGCGCCGGCCGCGGGCTCGATCATCATCAAGACCTGGAAGAACACCGGCGGCACCGATCCGACGCCTGTGGCCGCGACCACCTTTGTGAAGAAGGTGAACTGGGTCGCGATCGGTTCCTGAGCCGGGCTGATTTCCATGCATTCGATCGTCACTGTTGCTTCGCCCGTGGCGCGACCGATGTTCACTACGGTCGACGTCTTGCGGGCGGAGCTCGGCTCGCTGCTCACGGTCGACGATTCCGTGCTGGAGACGAAAATCCAGGAGGCAAGCGGCGACATCGAGCTTGCCGTCGGCTTCCGCGTGCCACAGGAAGATGCCGTCGAGACGTTCTGGCACAATGGCGGCGCGGATGTCTTCAGTCGACATGCGTGCCGCGAAGGGGGCGAGCCGCTGTTCCTGAGACGGAAGAACGTCACCGCCATCGCGAGCGTAACGCTGGACGGCGATGCGCTCGACCCCTCCGAGTACAGGCTCGATCCTGATGCTGGTGTGCTCTACCGGTTTGATGCGTCGTCCGGTTATCCGCGCCCATGGACATTCAGCAAGTCGATCGCCGTGGCCTGCACTGCCGGTTACGTCCTGCCGCCAGATCCCGATGCGAATCTGCCGCCCGCGATCGCGTCCTGCACCAAGAAGCTCGTGAAGTCGTTCTGCCTCAATCTCTCGCGCGACCAGATGTTGCGCAGCGAGAGCGTACCGGGCGTGATGGAGTTCGGTTACTGGGTCGGCACGGTGGGTGACCCGGAAAAACTTCCATCCGAAATTCTGGCGGAGCTCGCGCTGGTGCGCCGGCCGCGCCTTGCTGTTGCATAGTGAAGGAGTCCGCAAGTGAACATGCTCGATGACGTCGAATTCAGGATCGCGAAGCTGCAGCTCGCCGAGGGCGATATTCTGGTTGCACGCCTCAAGGGCACCGCAAGCTCGGTGGTCGCGGTCGAAATGAAGGCCCAGCTCGAACGCCGGCTCAATCTGCCCGGCCGCGTCCTGGTGATCGACGAGAGCGTCAATCTGCAGACGCTGTCGAAGGCCGAGGCCAAGAAGCTGCAGCTGGCGTGACGCCTTGACGGACTTCGTCACATCGCTGCGGGTGGTGGTGGCGCGGCCTGCGTCACGGGTCGCGCTGTGGTGGCCCAATAAGGGACCGAGCGACACCGCCGATTTCGACGTGGACTGGACGTGGCGGCTCTATTCGGCCGGTGAGCTCGCGAATGCTTACGCCCAGCAGCGCGCCGGCAAGGCCGTCGACGTTGTCCCGGCCGACAAGATCGTCGCCTCGGTGTTTCTGCTGCCGGTTGGGACGCTCGAGGGGCCGGAGCACAAGCCGTCCACCTTCGTCCAGGCGCGCACCAAGGTCTGGCTCGCCGGCGGAGATGGGGGCGTCATCTACACGGTCGTCAATCGCGTCACGACGGCGGCCGGCCGGACGATGGACCAGAGCGTCCAGCTGAAGGTCAAGACGAAGTGAAATGGACGTCGCCGCAATGGTTGCCGTCGCGCATCGGCGGCTCAGGTTGCGGCGATTGCTCGTTGCCATCGAGCGGAATCCGCGAATTCTCGAGGGGATCGACATGATCGATATCAAGCGGCCGATCGAGCTGGCCGGCATGCGCTCGCGCCTGGCGCGGGCCAAAAAGCTGGAAGCGGACATCGCAGTCACCGGGCAGCGCTACGATCGCGTACTCGACAAGATCGACGAGCAGCACAAGGCGCTGCAGGGGCACGCCGGTGAGCTGGAGAGCAACGCGTCGCAACTCGACCAGCTGCTCGGCACCATGCTGGCCGGGGACAATGGCGGCCCAAACGATGGCGAGACCGCCTCGAGCGGCTCCGAGGGCGGCCAGATCATCAACGGGGTTAAGGCGTCGTGACGCCAGAGGCTGCGAGGCAGTCGTACCGACGCGCGCTCCGCGCGGCCGGCGGGACCGTTACCGTCCGCCGGTATTACGGCTCCGGCTCGCCGCGGCCAAAGTACGAGAAGGACTGTCTCGGCAAGGAAGATTCCTATCAGTCGAGCGAGATCGTTGGGCCGATTTTGCAAGGCGATTGGAAGATCATCTTGCTTGCCGAGGATCTTGAGACCGGCGCGGTGACGCTGCCGCTGCTGCCGACCGACAAGGTCGTGGTGCGCGGTAAGGAACTCACGATCGCCGGAATCGACGACAAGAAGCGCCGGATCGGCGGCGTCCTCTGCGCGTACGAACTGCAGGTGAGGGGCTAGGCGTGAGCACAACGGAAGTCCAGGCCCGCGCCGCGGTCAAAGCGCGGCTGCCCGCTGATGAGATCGGCTTTCCGATGTACTGGCAGGGAGACCAGGCTCCGACATTGCCGGATGATCCGGCGGCATTTGCGTTCATCGTGTTCAACAATCAGGGGTCCGGTGGCCGGCCGGTAGCCTTTGGTGGCGGCGTGGGACACAACCTGTATCGCTATAGCGCGATGGTCGAAGCCTTCGTGCTTTCTCCGATCGGCTCGGAGATTGGCGCGGAAATGGTCTTGAACCGCGCCGAGCAGATCGCATCGCGGCTGCGCAGCTTCAGGGACGACGCCATCAGCGTGCACGCGGCCGACGCGAGGTATGTCGGGTCGGGATCCGACATCTCCGTTCCGGGCCTTTTTCCTGTCAACAACTACCAGTGCGCCGTCGCCGAAATCTCCCTGACCTTCGACCAGATCGGCTGACCATTTCAATCCGGCACTCGCCGTAACCCGCAGCCGGTGACGCTGCATCATCCCCATGGAGACATCTCATGAGCATCGGTGAGGGCGTACAAGCTCGGCTTGCCTACAAGAAATATGCGTCCGGCGCGATGATCGAGAACCAACTCGCGAATTCGGGGACCGATCTCGGCGCCACCGGCGGTCAGGTCCTGCGCCGCACGCAGAGCACGCTGGAATTGAAGTCGAATCAGAATCCGTCGGCTGAAGTTCGCGAGGATCAGCAGGTCGTCGACAGCCGCAATGGACCGTATTGGGTTGACGGATCCATCTCCGGTGAGTGGAGCCCGGAGACCTACGCTGATCTCTTTGAGGCGTCGTTCCGCGGCACCTGGGCGGCGGCGGTGACGGGCACCGAGGCCGACTTCACCAGCGCGGCGCTCGACAGCGCCGGCACCATCACGTTTGCCGCCGGCGATCCCGTCGCGAAGGGTTTTCGGGTCGGCTATCCGATCTCGTTCACAGGCCTCGCGACTGCCGGCAACAACGGCGTCAACTTCGTGATCCTGGCCTTCGGGGGCAGCAGCAACCGCACGCTGACAGTATTCCCGGCGCCGATCACGGAAAGCGCCGACACGGCGTTCACCGTCACGCAAGTTGGCAAGAGCCTGATCCTGCCGAAGCGTCAGGTCGACAACGTCAACCGCAAGTTTGCGTTTGAGCATTTCCATCCGGACCTTGCCGGCGGTGGTCTCTACAAGCTGTTCACCGAGTGCCGCGTGGGTGGCTTCAAGCTCGGCATGCCGGCCGAGGGCAACTGCACCATCGAGCACATGGTGCGAGGTCGCTTCATGGAAACCGGAAGCGCCGGGGCGTTCTTCACCGATCCCGATCCGGAGACCGATACCGGCATTTTCAACGCCGTGAACGGCCTGCTGCGTGTGCATGGCTCGGCCGCCGCCGTCGTCACCGGCATGACTCTGGATATGGACCGGCAGCTGACCGGCACGGCGGCGGCCTTCCAGAAGTTCTTCCCGGAGGTCCATGTGCAGAAGGCCAAGGTGAGCGGCACGCTCACCTTGCAGCTCACGGGTGGTACCACGTTTGACGATTTCAAGAACGAAACCGAGATCGATTTCCTCGGCCAGCTGCTGACCGGCAGCAGCGCGAACGCGGACTCCAACATCATCCTTTGTCCGCGCATCAAGTTCGGCAGCGCGGGAAATCCCCTGCAGGGTGAGGCTGCGCAGATCGTCACGGCGAACTTCACTGCGCTCCGCTACGTCGGTAGCGGCGCCGGGATTCCGAGCACCACGATCCAGATCTGCGACACGACGCTGGTCTGACGAAATCCCCGACTGCCACGGGGATCACAGGCGCGGCCGGATGTCCCTCCGGCTGGGCTATGCGCATAGGCGGGCCACGGTGGCAGTCGTGGCCCGTCACCCCTTCTGCCAGAGGTGATTTGAGATGACATCCAAATTTGCAGCGCTTTCCGGTACCGGCAAGCCCTATCGCTCGTTTGCCACGCTCGGCGGCGAGCCGCTCGTCGACAAGGACGGCAAGCGGGCCTACATCGACATGCTGTCGGAGGACAGCCCGACCGGCCGCCGGTTCGACAAGGATTGGCGCGAGCGCGTCCTCGATCTTGCTGCTGACGGCAAGCCGGCGCCGACGGATTATGAGCGCAACATCGCCAAGGCCGCCGCGCTCACGACGGGATGGTATCTCGTCAATCCTGAGACGCTGGAGCATATGGACGAGCCCTGTACGCTGGAGAACGCGCAAGAGCTCTACGCGCTAGCGGACTCGAGGTGGTTGTGGGGGCCGGCCTGGGTCGCGGCGAACAACAGCGCAAATTTTATCAAGCGCTCTGCGAAAGGCTCTACCGCTACGCAGAGTGGGACGCCAAGCGAAGCATCGTCTTAAGCGACGGCGCCAGCGTCGCCGCCCATGAAGCCTCTCGCGATCGGCAATTCGTCTTGTTCGGCATCAAGCGGAACGGCGGTGTCACGAGCGAGCCGAAACCCCGGATGCCGAGGCTCCTGAAATATGTCTGGGACATGTTTCGCGAAGTCCATGCTGGAATCCAGGGCAACGGCTGGACGCATCCTGTCGTCACCTGGGAAACCCTCAAGGCCTGGTCGGACGAAACCGACCAGCGCCTCGAGCCGCGCGACGCCCGGGTGGTTGTCGAGCTGGGTCAACGCCGGGCAGCCATCCTCAACGCGGCGCAGGCAAAGAAGAATGCCGGTAAGGACTAGGTTCACACCGCTTGCGAAGACGATCCAGCTCGTCGTCGATCGTAACCTGTCTCCGAAGGCCCGCAGCGCGCGCGTCGCGGCCTTTGCGCAGCGCGAGATCGATGCAGCGGACGCACAGAACAAGGCGGCGCTCGGCACTGTGCCGCCGAAGACGGTCACGGTCGACGGCCGGCAGGGCGCGCCGCTGACCAGCGTCAATCCGGACCGCGGCATCATCATCGCGGAATGGAGCCTCACTGGCGACGTCCTGCAGTGGATTTTCGCGACGCTCCGGGCCCGGTCGCCGATCGTGAGCGGTGACTACCTCAAAGGGCATATGCTGTTCGCCGACGGCGTCGAGTGCGACCCGACCAACCCGCCGCCGGCGCGGGAATACATCTTCCTCAACGCGGTACCTTATTCGCGCAAGATCGAGATCGGCAAGACGGAGTCCGGCCGCGACTTCGTCATCCAGGTGCCGAACCGGATCTATGAGCGAACGGCTGCCGACGCGCGGGCGCGCTTCGGCAACGTCGTGAAGATCCGCTCGACCTATACGTCGCTCAGCAGCGTCGGCGCCACGCCGATCGGCAAGTGGGCATCCTCCGCCAGCGCTCAGGCGCTCGCCGCCCGCCACAAGCGCCGCGCTAATTCGACCGAGTGGCTGACCCGCGTTCCCGCCATCGTGGTGACCCTGCAATGACCGATACCGTCGACAAGGTCATAATCCAGTCCTCGAGCGAGGGTACGGATCAAGCGACCAGCGAGCTGCAGGGGCTCGCGAAGGCCTATGACGGCGTCACCGTTGCCTCCCAAAACACCGAGAAATCGACGACATCGGTCGAAAGCAAGTTCTCCGCGCTCGAGCGGCGGCTTGGCACGTCGACCGGCCAGATGTCGCAGTTCGAGAAGGGCGTCGCGACGATCAACACGGCGCTGGCCCAGAATCCCGCGTTGCAGGATCGGGCCTATGATGCGCTCGGCAAGCTTGAGCAGCGTTACGGCGGCGTCAGCCAGGCGCTGCAAAAGCAGCGCGACCAGCTCGCGCAGGTCGCCGCGGTCCAGAAAACGATCGACGCGAATACCGGCGTCGTCGGGCTGAGCGACAGCTCGGCGAGGGCGGCAGATATTGCCGCTTACGGCGCCGCGCTGGATAAGTTGGCCGCGAAATACGACCCGCTGTTCGCCGCGGGTCAGAAATATGCGTCGGTCCTGACGGAGATCGCTGAGGCTGAGCGCGTCGGTGCGATCTCGGCGCAGACCGCGACGAAAGCGCGGCTGGATCAGACAAGTTCATATAATACGCAAGTCGCAAATCTGGAGCGCGTTGCCCAGGTCCAGAAACAGGCTGCACAGGCCGCTGTCAATAGTCAGACGATTGCTCCCGATCGTGGGGCAGATATAGCTGCCTACGGCAAGCAACTCGACGATCTCCGCGCCAAGTACAATCCGCTGTTCGCCGCCGGCCAGCAGTACAAGGCGACGCTGACGGAGATCAATCAGGCCGCGAAGACTGGTGCGCTCACGGAATCCGAGCGAGCTGCGGCCGTCATGAATACCAAGGTGGCGTTCGTCGAGCAGGTCAACACGCTCACGAACGCCAACGGGCTGTATGAGCTCAACGCGAAGGCCGCGAAGGCGTCGGCAGACGCCCATAGCGGGCTCTCGACGCAGGGGCAGGCGGCGTTCCACGTGATCAGGTCCGGCGCCGAACAGCTGGCAATGGGTATTCCGATTACCCAGGTCGCGACCAGCCAGCTGAACCATCTGTCGTTCGCCATGACCGGCGAGGGCGGTATCAAGGGCGCGTTCACGGAAGCTGCCGGCGTGGTCGGCAAATTTGCCCTGGCGCTGGTGAACCCGGTCACGGCAACGTTGGCACTGGGCGCCGCCGGTCTCTACCTCGGCAATAGCTGGTCGGAATCATCGGCGCAGGTCAGTCGTGCTGTGATCGGCATTGGCGCCGCGACCGGTTCGAGCGCGGCTGACCTCGGCAGCTTCGCCAAGGCGAACTCATCGGCCACCGGGCTCACGATAGGCGAAGCCCGCAATGTCGCGATCGAATTCACCAAGACCGGCGATATCGCGGTCAAGAACCTGAAGGGCGTCGGCGATGCCGTTCACGGTTACGCCGTCCTGACCGGGAAGGACGCAACCGAGGCGACCAAGGATCTTGCCGGCGCGCTGAGCGGCGATTTGGTCAAGGGCGCGGAGAATCTCAACAAGACCTACATGGCGTTCGATGCAAGCGCTCTGGAATACATCCAGACGCTGCAGACGACCGGCGAGCGCGCCAAGGCGGTGCAGTTCATCGTCGATTCAATCGCTCCAGCCAACCAAAGGGCGGCCGACAGCGTCAGCTTCCTGACCAAGACCTACCAGGCCCTGGCCGGCGCAATGTCGTTGATCAAGAATGGGCCGCCGGCAATCGTGACCGGCGGCACTCCGCAGGAAAGACTTCAGCAGGCGAAGACAACGCAGCAGGCCGCCGGCAGCTCGTATTCCGGCCAGCAGTCGGGCGGCTTCGGCTCGGATATCCTTGGCGGCGCGGACTCCGTGCCAATCGTCAACCAGTTGGACGACGCCATCAAGACCGCCCAGAAAGACGTCGATAATTTCGGCGGTATCGGCAAGGAAGCGTTCACGAAGCTCTCCGTCGAGGCCAGGGCCGCGACTAATGCAATCCTTCCCCAGATCGAGCAGATCAGGCAGCTGGAGATCGCGCTCGACAAACTGCAGGAAGCGAAGAGCAAGGGAGCCAACGTTCCGGGCGGCGATGCCGCGATCGCGGCCTACCAGATCCAGATCGCGGGTCTGAAGGAACAGGTCGCCACCGCTGACGTCTACAACACGCGCGTCAAGCAGATCAGCGAGTCGTGGGGCGTCGTCGATCAGCAGACCGCGCTCGCGCTGCAGGCCGCGAAGAACCAGCTTCCCGTCTATGAGGCGGTCGGGGGAGCCGCGAAGATGGCGGCGCAGGCGACCGCCGATTACAAGAATTACATGGACCAGGGCAAAACGGCCACGGAGGCCTCTGCCTTGGCGGCGAGCAACATGGCCGCGCGCATGGCGCAGGTCAAAGCCGCGGCACAGGAATCCCTCGCGTCGCTCCGAGATCAGGCTGCGGTCGCCTCGGCCACGACCGTGCAGACGCAGATTTCGGCGCAGGCGCGCGCCACCTACAACCAGCTCCTGCGCGATGGCGTCGACAGCGCGACCGCGGAAGCCGTGGCGACGCAGCAGGCCGCGAATTCGCGCGCGCAGGTCAATGTCCAGATGGAGAGGGCGGTCCAGTCTTCGCAGGATCAGCTCGATCTGGTGAACGCGCAGGCGACCGGACAGGAAGCGACCGTCAAGGCGGCGATCGCCTATCGTGACGCGATGCGGGCCGGCGCCACTGCGACCCAGGCAGCGGCCATTTCAGCGAATACGCTGCAGGCAAGCCTGCAACAAGCCGCCATCGCGGCTGCGGCCGCGGAAGTGAAGTCGGCCCAGGATCTCAACTCCAAAATCTCCGGTGCCGTCTACAATTCGGAGGGCGCCCTTGTAGGCATCAATAACGGAACTGGAGTAGGCTCACCATCTACGGGCGGTCGTCCATCTTATTTCAATACGGATGGCAAGCAGTATACCTCCGAGGCCGGAGATCCGCGTTTGAACGCCGCGCTGCGTTATCAGGCGCAGCAAGAATCCGTCGGCGTTCAAGGCGCGGTGGATGTCGCATACGGGACCGGCGGCCTTGCCGCCGCGCTGGCGGCTGCGAAGAGCCAGCCCAATACCTATGGCGCAGATCCGGGTTTGGCCGCGTCGCTCGGCCCGAAGGGCTACGACGTGAATGCGATCCTCGGGCCGCAGCGTTCCGTCGTCGACGACAAGATCACGTCCGTCGACAATCTTACCCAGCTTCTCAATGCGAAGACGACCGACAAGGGCGCGCAGGTCGCGAATCTGCAGAGCGAAATGGAGTGGCTGCAAACGCTTCCCCAGTCGCTCGCGCGGGATCAGAAGATCGTCAACCTGCAGCAGTCGATCGACCAGTTGAAGAACGCGACAGACGCCAACACCGCGGTCACGCAGGCGACGCTCAACCCGCTCTACAATGGCCGCGACGCGCTCAGGATCGGTTACTACAAGGCGGCATCCGGCCTCGATGTCATCGCGCAGGGGCCGACGTCCGGCGACCAGGTGCCGTTCCACGCCATGATCAATGGCGGCGAGCGCGTGAAGATCATGACGGCGGCCGAGCAGGCGGCGGCCTCGGCGTCGAACGACAACCGCCGCAGCACCACCATCAACATCTCGATGGGAGCGGTGTCGACCAGCACGGAGCGGCGCGTCCGGCGCCAGATCGCGCAGGGCTACGGCCAGGCGCTCGCGGCGGCCGGAGGGTAGGGCGCGATGGTCTATTCACCGATCCCGATCGAGCCGATCTATCTCGACGGCACGGAGAAGACCGTGCTGTCCGGCGGCGTCGTTACGCTCGAGGACGATACCTCGGTGCTGAAATCGGACAGTCGCACGGTCAGCCCGACGGTGCGCTCCGACCGCGTCCAGCGCAGCTGGCAGCTGAGCTGGAGGTCATCGTCGGACTTCATCATGAACCTGTTCGAGATCGTCCGGAATGAGCGGGGCTTCCTGTTCATCTCGCCATTGCTGCAGGAACGGCAGGTGACCGGGCAAAAGCTGCGCAACACGGTCACCGGGCTGACCACGGGCGATGGGGTCACCAAGACGTTCCAGATGCAGTTTGCAGTGTCGCTTCCGAAGAGCATCGGTGACGGATTTGTGTCGTCCGATACCTACGACATCAACTATCCGCTCGAGGATACGGTCGTAGCCTATGTCGCCGGCGTCGAGGCCTCGCTCGACGATGTGAACCTGCTCACTGGTGAAGTCACGTACTCGGTTGCGCCGGCTAACGGTGCGCCGGTGACGTACGATTGCGAACGGGCGTGGGCGGTGATGTTCACCTCGAAGAGCATCGGCCGCACCATGCTCGAGGTCGACCAGACTGAAGTCCGCTCGGCGCAGATCGAAGAGATCTTCTAGGCCGCAATGTACACCTATTCCTTCAGCTTCGTCGGCTCGCGGCCGGCCTTCCTGCTGACGATCACGCGGCGGGACGGCGGCGTGGTCCGGCTGACGGACTACGGGCGCCCGATCAAACCGGCCGGCCGCGATGCGACCTGGATGCCTGGAGCGGGCCTCGAGATCGGCGACCTCACCGAGAACAATGATGGCGACGTGCCGACCGGCTCGTTCAAGGTCGCGACACGGGATGACGGCGACTTCAACCAGTGGGACATCTCGAACCACCTGTTCGAGGGCGCCGAGGCACTGATCGAGATCACCGACGCGCGCAACCCGACGACGGCCGACTATGAATTCTCCGGGCTCCTCAAGAGCCCGGTGACTTTCGATCTCGACGGCAATGCCCAGTTCGAGATCCTCAACAAGTTCGCCCTGCAGCGCGACGTCTTCGTTCGCCAGTACAGCGTCGAGGACGACGTCGATTTCGGCGATCCGAGGCGCAACAAGATCCCGACCTTCCCGACGGTCGATCCGACCAGCGACGATCTTGCCGATGTCGCCCGCTCGGCGCTCCTCGAGGTCGGCGATCGGCGCCGGTTCCGGTATGGCTCGGACGGCAACCCGGGCGATTATCACAACGTCTATTGGGAGGTGACCGCGATCACCACCGGGGTGACCGGCTCTTCCGCGCCGTCCTCGCCCAGCGACACGCCGGACGACACGGTCACTGACGGCGGCGTGACGTTCACGGTGCGCAATGCCTACGCGCGGGCGTTCCAGGTCGCCTCGATCATTGACGACCGGCACATCACCATCACCGTGACCGAGCCGCGCGCCAGTGGCGTCACGACCTGGTTCGCGCCCGGGCTTCTGGTGATGCGATCGGGCTACTGCAACAACCGGCCGTCGGACATCGATGCCTGGGACGGCATCAGCCAGGTCGAGCTGGTGGCGCCGTTCGGCGGCCTGCTCGCGGTCGGCGACTGGGGCGAGATCGCCCCGGACTATGACGAGACGCTCGACATGGCCGTTGAGAAGTACGGCGACGCGATCGGTCTGCTTGCCGACGGCGGCGCCAACAATTATCGCGGCTTCCCGCATCTGACCGGCACAAAGGTTGCGACATCGACCTTTGTGCCGGGAACGACGGTCGATACGCCCACGGGTGGCGGCGATGACGGCGGCGGAGATCCCGGTGGCGGCGGCTACACGACGAGCGCCGTTGAATTCGCGGCGGGGTCGACCTGATGTCGTCGCTCGCTGCGGCCATGGGAGGACTGTATTTGCCGCAGGCGGCTGCGCCTGCGCCGTCCCTTTCCGACTCGGCCAAGACCGTCACGACCGGCACCCAGACCGACAGCCAGTTCGCCGGGCAGCTGATCGGCAAGGATATTCCGGTGTTCGTCGGTGGCCAGGCGCTGATGGGCTGCCGGATCATCGAAGGCCCGTTCCTCTACACGGTCGATGGCGCCGGCTTCTGCGACATGCTGGTGAGCCCAGCGATCGCGGCAACGCCGACGGCCTCGCGCACGTTCCTGTATCTGAACCTCAACGGCACGACGTCATGGAAGTCCGCCGACGGCTTCCTCGGGCCGGCCTTCGCCGACATGGAGGTCAACTTCCTCTATGGCAGGGAGGACCAGCTGCCGCTGGCGAGCAGCATCACAAGGTTCGGCGATCGCGCCGTGCCGTATCGCTCGCACATCGGCATCGAGCTGAAGAAGATTCCGCTCAGCGTGTTCGCCAACACGATCCCGTTCGTGTCGGCCTATGTCTATGAAACGGACTACCTGACCCGCAACGCAGGGCTCTTGAAGCTCGCGCAATATGCCCGCTTCCGGCCCGACGAATGCGAGTTCGCGGTCAGTGGCCACGACCCGTTCTGGATCGTCGCGCAGCAGACGACCTATATCCAGTACCTGAAGGATCTGAAGAAGGTCCCGGGGCGCAACTGGAACATCACGCTCACCGACAAGCTGCGTGTGTTCGAGAGCATCGCGGCCACAACGCCGATCCGGCTCACGCGCGAGGACATCGTCGGCGACACGATCCAGTTCAGCCAGGTCGACCCGCTGTCGCTGCCGGCGATCCGCACCTTCGGCTTCATCGCGACCGACCGCGACAACGACTTCGGCACCGTCAAGGCGGTGCGGGATCGCTTCCCGGTGTCGATGACGGCCTCGGAGAGCTCGGAGAACATCGATCTGCCGATCGGCATGGACACGATCGACGCGAAGGCGGCGGTCAACAGATCGCTCCTGATCGACGATATCGGCTGCGACCGGTTTGCCTGCAAGGTGATGCCGCGTATGAGGGGGCTTCGGTCCGGCGACATCATCTTCCCGGATGTCGGCAACGTCAATTTCACCGCCGGGCGGATCCTGACCGTCGCGCGCAACGCGGTCGACAAATCGGCCGACATCACGGCCGAGCGCGTCGAGCTGTCGATGCTGGCCCATGGGCCGGACATCACCTCGAACGGCGGTGCACCGTCGGCGTCGATCACCATCAACGAGAACACGACGGCTGTCACGACGGTCACCGCCACGGGCGCCGATGCGACATCGCCGTTCTCGATCGTGGGCGGCGCCGACGCGTCGTTCTTCACGATCAATGCGACGACCGGCTTCCTGGCGTTCGCCTCGGCGCCCGACTTCGAAACGCCGGCAGATGCCGACGGCAACAATGTCTACCAGGTCATCGTCAAGGTAACGGGCGACGGCCTTTCCGACACGCAGGTCATCAGCGTGACGGTCGCCAACGTCGACGAGGGCGGCGGCGGCACCGGCGAAGATGACGTCTTCCTGCTGCTCCTGGAGTGAGGTCATGGGCTTTCTGACGCGCAACAATCCGGATGCGCCCTTGAACATGACCAAGGCGATCATCTCGATCTGGTTCAAGATCCCGGAAGAGACGTGGATCGCGGCGGCGGCCGACTGGACGGCGGCGGAGCGCGACCCGCCGGCCCTGGATGAGCCCGGCTTCGACAATGTCATGGTCGGTGTCATCCCCATGATCACGTGGGGACCGCAGCAGACGGACACGTACTCCCCGATCGAGTTCATCGACCCCCTGTGCGAGCACACTTACAACGACGCCTTCGGTAACCCGACGATCCACCGCTCCACCCCTGGCTACGAAATTTTAGACTCGAACGACGCGCCGACGCAGCCCTCCTTCATCGGTATCCGCGCCGGCGGACCGAACGCCGGCAGCCTGGTCGTGCATCTCCAGTCCGGCGACAATCCGACAGGTTCGAACATGAACCTTCGGTTGACGGCCTGCACCTACACCGACCCCGGCACGCCGGGAGCGACGCAGCCGGAGAACAAGACCTTCACCGACGCGACTTACACGATCACCGGAGCCAAGGATTACTTCGGCAACTCGAGCCAGTGGGGCGCAGGAGACAGCATCCCGGACGGCCAGCAGCAACCGGCGATCACCAATGGGTCGACCGCCTGGCATCACGTCCTGCTGTCATGGGATCTGAGCGGCGGCAGCGCGATCCACGCCACCGACGATCATTCCCTGACCATTGAGCAGGTCACCGACTCCTACAGCATGCTGTGGTGCGCGCTCGACGACGTGAACAAGAACGGTACGAACCTGCCGGCGCTCTGGCTCGGAATGTTCGGCAACAATACTCCGCCCGATCCAAACGCCATGCTCTCCTCGAAGTGCACCGCCTACGCGTTCTACAATTTCTCCGATCCGGACACCGGCATTCTGGCCTTGTCATCGCCGACCGTCCCGTCGAATCCGATCTGCATTCCAGGCCCCGCGTCGCTCAACCGCGACAGCGGATCGATGACGCCGGACTACAAGATTCAGATGGCTGACGTTCAGATCTTCACCAATCGGTCGATCGACACGTCTGATGTCACCAAGCGGCGCCTGTTCATCACGGCCGCCGGCGTGCCGGCGGATCCCGCCATTGCGGCGTCGACGCTCACCAAGTCGCCCGAGGTCCTGCTGCGCGGCGGCGGCTTCATCGTCGGCACGAATTCGGGGACGGCCGGCAACTTCACATCCACGGGAACGATCTCCGCATACGGGGTCGCTCCCAGCCTCTAACGCAGGGGACAGGTAATGTCTGACAACGTAACAACACCGCTCGCGACAGGTACCAAGTTCAAGACGAAAGAGACCGCTTCCAACGGCCATATGCGGGCCGACGTCCTGTTCGACACGACCGAACACGAGATCCTCGGCACTACGGCGGATGCGAAGGCGACCGCGACCGACACGACGTCGGTCTCGATGATGTCGGTCTTCAAGCAGATCAGCTTTTCGATTCAAGCGGTCGTGACTGCGCTCGCTGGCACGCTGGGCGTATCAATCGCCAGCGGCGCAACTTCGATCGCCAAGGCAGAGGATGCCGCGAGCGCGAACGCCGATGTTGGTGTTCCGGCTATGGCTATCCAGAAGTCCAGTCCAGCCGATACTGCAGGCACTGATGGCGACTACGCCATGCTGCAGATGTCCGGCGGCAGGCTCTGGACGTCGGCTATTGTGCCCGCCGGCGCTACGTCGATCGCCAAGGCGGAGGATGTCGCGTCGGCCGACGCCGATGTCGGCGTTCCGGCCATGGCCATCCAGAAGGCGACTCCGGCCGACACGGCGGGCTCGGATGGCGACTATGCGATGCTGCAAATGTCCAGCGGCCGGCTCTGGGTTGACGCGTCCGGCAAGACGCTGACCGTTGGTGCGCACGCGACCTATGCGATGCAGGAGACGTCGGCAATCTCGAACGCCGGCACGAGCCTGACGCCGAAATTCGCAAAGATCAGCGCGAGCTCGTCCGGCGCAAGCACCGTGGTCGCAGCTGTAGCCAGCAAGAAGATCCGGGTGATCGAATGGAACGTGCTGCCGCACGACGCCGTCAACATCAAATGGCAGTCTCACACCGCGGGCGACATCACAGGGCTGCTGGAGCTTGCGGCGAAGGGTAACGGCATCGCGCGCCCGTTCAACCCGGTCGGCTATTTCGAGACGACAGCCGGCGAGGCGCTCGATCTCAACTTGTCCAGCGCGGTCGCCGTCGGCGGCTCGCTCGTCTACGTCGAGGTGTAAGACATGGCGCTGCAAAAAATGCCGGGCGCCAGGACTTTGCTCGGCCCGCTTCCGTATCTCGTGCCGTCGTCCGGCTTCCAATCCAATTTCATGACGAGCAACGGGAACGAGACCTACATCATCGGGCGGATGCGGACGTCGGACGGCAATTCGCACACGATCGACACCACGGGCTCGTCAGCAATCGGCTGGCGCAACAACGGCGTGGTATTTTCCAGCGGCACGACGGTCCTCAACGTCGGTCTTGCCGCGGTCGATACGACGAACGGCTCTCCGGGTCGCCCGGTCAACAGCACGGGCACGACGACGTTCGACGTCAAATGCGCGCACACGACGGCGACGACCACCCCGCCCAACAACGCCTGGACCACGAGTGTTCCCACATCGGGATCAAAGACGATCGCGGACGGCGATCTCGTCGCGTTCGCGGTGCAGTATTCGGCGCTGGGTGGATCGGACTTCTGCCAGGTCTCGTATGGTCGAGCCGCGAGCAACAACAGCGCACTCTTCCCATATGCAGGAACGTATAACGGCTCGTTTTCCGGCGTCCAGGGCAGCGTCCCTGGGATCATCGTCGTCTTCAATGACGGGGCGATCGGCTATTTCGACGCCAGCGATGTCGTGTCGGTCTATAACAACCAGAACTGGAACAACACGTCCGGCACCAAGGAGTTCGGCCAGCTCTTCCAGATGCCGTTCCCGATGAAGGTGGTCGGCATTTACGCCTACATGTCAGGTACCGGGGACCTGAACTTTAACGTGTATAGCGATCCACTCGGAACGCCTGTCGCCCAGGTCTCTCACGCCTACACGAACAAAATTTCGGTGACGACCGGCAACCCGGCGTGGATCTATGATTATTTCCCGACGCCGTACGCGGTCTCAGCGAACCAGCCGATCGGCGCCGTCATCCAGCCGAGCACGTCCACGAACGTGCAGCTCTATTACAAGACGCTCGCCAATGCCGCGCATCGTGCATCCGACCCATGGGGCACCAGCGGATATGGCATCAGCCGATCGACCGGCGCGTTCGCCAACACGAATTCAAGCCTCGACCACTACTACGCCGGGCTGATCGTCAACGCATTTGACGACGCAGTCGGAGGCGGTGGCGGCGGAGGCGGCGGCAGCTACGGCGTGATCGGGTAGCTACCGATACTCTCTGGTCACCGTGTGGGCGTTGCCGTCCTTGTCGGTCTTGGTGTCCGAGATGATCGCGGCAGTCGGTCCAGACGTGATGTCGGTGTTGACCCGACCGCAGCCGCGCGGGGAACAGATATAGCCGTTGTATTCGTCGCCGGTCTTGAGCGATGGGGTCGGTCCCTGGCCATAGATCTTCACGAGGTGCCCGGCGACGCCGATGCCGAACCGATGGACTTCCTTGCCGCCGGGACCGTAAGCGATGGCAACCGTAGATCCAGGACCGAGTGCCTGGACTGCGTATGTCCTGTCGGTCATCGGAACGACTTTGACGAGACCTTCGCCGGCTATTTTGATGTCTTGCACGGGTTGATCGAATTCGACGACTTTGATCTCCCCAGGCTGAAGCTCGATTGAATCGTCGGGTGTGACTTCGACTGGCGGTTGGGCGAGCGCGGCGCCGGTCAGCAGCGCCAGCGCGGCGACAATGGCAAAGCGTTTCATAAAATTGCTCCCCTGAAATATTGGGGAGCCTAACCCGCTACAACCCGACCGTGCAAGCCCGGCCCGTAGTCTGCCGGGGATAGTGGTTAACCCCTTTCACAACCAACAGGATTTGCCCCGATGACGTCGGACACCGTGTCTGCGAGCGCTCTCGATTTATCCGGATTTGGCGATGCGCTGAACAAACTGTGGCCTCAGGGCGACACACACATCGCGGGCCTCCGACAGGCCATCGCCGAGCAGATGTCGGCGGTGGCGGCCAAGTGGGGCTTTGATAGTCTCGACGTCATCGCGATCTTCATGGGGCAGGTCTCGCTCGAGTGCGGTGCCGGCATCGAGGTGGAAGAGAACCTCAATTACACGGCCAAGCGCATGATGGCCGTGTGGCCGTCGCGCTTTCCTACGCTTGCGAGCGCAATGCCCTACGCAGGCAATCCGAAGAAGCTGGCCAACAAGGTCTACAACGGGCGGATGGGCAACCGGGCGGGCTCCGACGACGGCTGGAATTATCGCGGCCGTGGCGGCACTCAGACGACGGGCCACGAAGGCTATGAGGCGGCGGGGCGCGCGACCGGCCTGGATCTGCTGAATGATCCGGATCTGGTTAATGACGTCAGATATTTCCTCGAGACGGCCGCGGCAGATTTCGTGAAATGCGGCTGCCTGCCTTTCGCTCGCAAGGGCGATATCGACAGCGTCACACACCATCTCAACGGCGGCTTCACGGGGCTCGCCGATCGGAAAGTCTGGACCAAGAAGTGGCGCGCGGCGCTGGCTGTGCAGCCGGCTCCGAAGCCTGCGGCCGATGGCGTGCTTCGCCTCGGCGCCAAGGGTTTTGAGGTCAAGGCGCTGCAGCAGCGCCTGGTCGAACTCAACTATGCTGTCGGCGCGATCGACGGCAAGTTCGGCCGCGGCACGCGGATGGCGGTGATCGCGCTGCAGCTCGACCGCGGCCTGCCTGGCACGGGTGAGGTCGATGGCGCGACACGAGAGGCGTTGCAGCGGGATCTGAAGAAGCCGGTTTCCGAAGAGCGGGCCACCGCGTCGGCTGATGATCTGCGTGTAGCCGGCTCGTCGACCGTCGCCAAGGCCGACAATCTGAACTGGTGGGGCAAGGTGATGACGTTCACCGGCATCGCCGGCGGCGGCGGCCATGCCGCGCAGAAGGTCGGTCTGATCGACAATGTCAAGGACGCGACCGATCAGGTGCAGACAATCCGCGGCGTCGTCGAGCAGGTCCAGGACGCCGGCGGCTGGGTCGTCTCGATCCTGCAGACCTACTGGTGGCTGGCGCTGATCGCTGTCGGCATTGCCGGGGTGCATTTTGGCGGCGCCATCATTCGCCAGCGTCTCGCGGATCACCGCGAAGCGTTCAACATGAGCCGATAGGGGGAAATCCATGTTTGCAAGCGCACTCGAAGCCTTTGCTGGCCTCACCGGATTGTCGAAGACCTTGATCGTTCTGGGGTTGGCTGGCGTGATCGTCGCCGGCGCGAGCACAGCTTACGGCGTGTGGCACCACGAGGTCTACCAGAGCGGCGTCAACGACACGATCGCCGGCATCGCACGCGCGGACGACAAGCTCGTCGGCCAGGCGCGGGCTTCGCGCAAGCGGCTACAAGCCTGCCAGGCCCGCGCCGGACATTGGGATCAGTCCACGGGGGAGTGCCGATGACTCGCGCGAAATTTCGCCTCTATGCGATCTGCCTGACGTTGGCCGCGATGAGTACCCTGTTCGGCGGATGCGATCTTCACACGATGCCGCATAGCGTTGAGAACGGGGAATGTAAGGCCTTCGACGATACACGGCCGCCTTACGTGGTGCTGGGCAAAACGCAATATGACCAGGACGTAATGGACAGCGTCGTCGAGACCGGCGTGGCGGCTTGCAAATGGCCGAGACCGGAGCCGAGGCCAGCGTCGATCGACGCGCAGCCAGCGCCTCGGCTTCAGCCGGCAGCGCAAAAGCAGCAGGGAATGATGGCGCGCGCAAAGGCCGGTATCAAGGCGAAGGCGCATAGCGCGAAACAAGCTGCCACAAAGGCCGCGCGCAGCGTCTGGCCTCCCTCAAATGTTCAGCCGATCGCGCCGACTGCGCCGGTTGCCGACGTCAAGCCGGCGGCGCCGGAGCCTGAGCAGCCTGCGCCCAAGCCCGAACGCTCCGAGGTCGACAAGTTACTCTATCCTGGCGACGACGACTGATGACGTTACCAAAGCTGATCGCTCATTTTGGCAACCGCCTCGCCGAGGTCGGCACCACGGTGATGATGCTGGCGTTGGCGTTTCACATCGCGATCTGGCCGGACTCGATCCGCGCCAGTGGCTTCCGCCAGATCCTCGACGTGCTGTCGATCGCCTGGCTTGGCTGGGGCTTTGCGGTCGCCGGCGGCCTGAGAATCGCCGCGCTGATCGTCAACGGCGCCTCCGACTTCTGGGGTCCGCTGCTGCGGGCGATCTTCGCGCTCTCGGGCGCGTTGATCTGGCTTCAGATGTCGATCGCGCTCTACCATTTCACGCCCGGCGCGGGGGCGCCGCCCCTACCAGACATATCGATTTATCTGACGTTGTCGGCGCTCGAGCTCATCTCGATGTACCGGGCGCTGGTGGGGGTGCAATGGCATGGAAAAGCTGCTTGAGCGCATCTACGACGGGTTGACGTCTAGTCCGCTCAACACAGTCGGCGCCCTGATCATCTTCCTGATCGCGTTGCCGCTGATCCGCGCCGGTTTCCGCGATCGTTCACCGGCTCCGCCGGCGCCGCAGCCGCCGCCCGTTCCGATCCAGATCGAAAGCCCCTGGCTGACGCAGCAGGTGATCGAGATGCATTTCGAGATCGAGCAGATCAAGGAACGGCTCGGGATTGTGTCTAACCAGGTCAAGGGAATTGCGACGTTGCTCAGGCGTCGCGAGCGGCGAGATCCGAAGAAGTAGCCAGTCGCGTACCTTTTCTTCATCAATCGAAAGGCATCACACCCATGTTCCGTACCGTCATCCTGGCGGCGATCGCGCTCGCTTGTCTGATTGCCCCCGCCGAGGCTCGTAACAAGCGCGAGATCCTCTCCGTCGCGCATCCCGATTGCAACATCGTCTTCCCCTGCGAAGGCGTTGTTGCATCGCCGCGCGGTGAGGCGATCGCGAAGAAGCTCGGCTTCGGCGCGGCACAGAAGCAGTACCGGCACCAGGTCTCCGCGCAGATCGTCCAGCACCCGGACGGCTGCCCGCGGCGATTGTTCTGCGGCTGCGGGGCCGCGGTGCGCGTGTTCGGCGCGCCGATCCGCTCGCTCTGGCCGGCGGCGGCCTGGTTCAGGTTTCCGCGCACGGCACCTGCGCCGGGCATGGTCGCGGTGCGGCGGCACCATGTCTTCGTGCTCGAGCAGCACCTTGGTGGCTCGACCTGGCTCGCGTTCGACGCCAACTCTGGCGGCCATGCGACGCGCATCCACGCCCGCTCGATTGCCGGCTTCGCGATCGTCAATCCGCGCAGCGGTGCCTCGTAGTCGCGCGGAGCTCGGCCGGTGCTGAATTCTTCTCAACTTCAAAAGGTGCAAAGCGATGACGCCGATCAAGGTGTTTTTCCTCGAGCCGACCGACCGTGAGCGCCGCTGGCTGCGGCGGTTCTCGTTCTCGGACAAGCGGCAGTGCCCGAAGCAAAGCAACGGCTGTCATGCGATGTTCGAGATTGGCGAGGCCGATATCCTCTACACGCCGGACGGCTATATCGACGCGACCGGCCGGCTGATGCCACCGAAGACCGATCCGCGCTGGCCCAAGGCCTGCGCGACGTGCGGCCGCGCCTTCGACGACGGCGACGAATGGCAATTGTTCTCGCGGCAGATCTATGTGCGCCCGGGCGACGGCTTCCACTGCACGCTGCGCGATGCACCGCCCGGCGCCTGCTGGAACGCTTCGTGGATGGTCGATCGGCGCAGTGACGAGCAAGTTGGCTGCGCCTGGATGGTCGGGCCCGACGGACGCTCGCTCGTCGTCAGATGCCCCGACGGCCACGACTGGATGATCGATGCGCGAGCTTCGAACTGCACGATGCCGGACGATGATCATCACCACTGCTGGGTCCGCCATGGCCGGCCGGAGGACGGAACGTTGCACGTCGACAAGGCCGGCAAGACCTGTGCGGCTGGCGCCGGCTCGATCCAGACCGGCAAATGGCACGGATTTCTGCGCAACGGCCACCTGGTCGAATGAGAGGGGACTTCATGAGCAAGACGATATTCGCGCACACCAACTTGAACGCGCTCTATCCCGGCTACATCAACTTCACGCGTGAGGCGGACGGCTCGGTCTCGGTGCATCTCCGCGGCGATCCGTCGGTCGTCGACGGCGTCTATGTCTGCGGCTACGCGCGAGACAAGGGACAGCCCAGCCGCTGCACGCCCGGCGATGATCGCTGCAACAACTACTGCAACATGGCGCCGCAGAAGGGGGCGATGCAGGAGCATCCGGCCGCGTGCGTTCAGGTCATCTGCGCCGACGTCGAGAAGCTGACGCTGAGTGCTGCAGATTTCGAGGCTCTCGTGGCCGGGCTCAGCTCGCCGGGATAGCTGCAGTTAAGTAGCGCGTACGCCGCCGGACGGTATCCGGCATAGCAGAAGCAGGAGAAAGACCCCTATGTTGACGTTGCTTTGGAAGATTGCTGCGGATCATGAGGAAGTGTACGAGACCTATGGCGTCGCGAAGATCCCGCCGGCAGCGCAGCCCTCGGATCATCTCGACTGCAGGGGAAGGGCGCATATCGCGTTCCAGCACCTGACCGCGGTCGAGGGCGACGGCCACAAATTGCACCTCGTTCGATCGGTGATCGATATCGGCGAGGTGTTCGTGATGAACTCCGAGGGCAAGACCGTCGCGATGTATCGCTTTGAGGCGGACGATCGGAAGGCAATCGCCGCCTGAGGTTCAATAAGCCAGTAGCGTATCGCGTAACCTTCAAGGGCCCGCGTCGCCATGCCCGGCGGCGCGGGCTTTCTATTTATGGCTTGGCGCCTGAGCTTCATGCTTTGAACATCTTCTCGGACAAAAATGCTCGCTCGATGGGCAGGAACGAGTGTGCGCAAAGATGACAATGGAACTGGACGAGTTTGGGCGCTATGTCGTCGAGCTCGATGAATCGGCGGCGATCACCGTCGAGCAGATCGACGACGAAATCACCGTCACCATCGCCAGCATTGTGGGTGTCGATTTTCAGGTGACGGCGGACCAGGCGCTTGAGCTCTCGCGCGTGCTCGCTACCGCTGCAGCGGATGCGAAGAAGGCTAGCGGAGCAGGGGGCAGCTTGTAGGACAAGCCGCCCGCATGGTGTTCACCAAGCGGACGGGCGTTGGCGAAAGGTCTGCCTGGCTCATGCCGCTGGCGACTCTGCCTCGAGGTCGCTGTTGAGCTGCGCGGCCCAATTGGAGCCGGCCACGCGCCAGGCGTGGTCCTGGTTGATCGCGCGATCGAAGCTACCAAGCGAGGGCTCACCCTCGTCGCCGGAGGGTTCGTCGTCGACGTCGGGCTCGGCGCCGTCATGCTCATCCTCGCGATCGTCGCGGATGCCCTTGCTCCATACGGTCTGCGCGCCGTCGCGGGTGCGATAGGGAGCGTTGAGCCACGATTCGCCCGGGATGCACTCCGGGTGCCGCTCCAGCGCCGCGAGCGACGGCTCGAGGTCGGCGCCGTCCTCGAGATCCGGATCGCCGTCGATTCGATCCAGCAGGAGAAGAAGATAATCGATCGCTGTCTCCGCGCGTCTGCGGAGCCGCCGCAAGTGCAATTCCATCTGCAATTCCTCATTACTCAACAATTTCCCGGAAGCTCTTGTTCGCGTCCGGGTAGCATCATCAAAACATGCATGCGGAGGGACGTGCAGATGCGCAGGTGTCCAAAATGGACACCACTTTAGTCGGGTATTTTGTACGCGACGGACGAAGCTAGCGCTTCAACTTATCGGCCGTGCTGCGTACCGTTCGTACCATTGCACCGAGATCGCGGCGCGCGATGCGATCGAGGCGCGCGGCAGGCATCCGGTAGACGTGGTCGAAGCGGACGATGGCGCCGCGGCGGCACAGCAGGCGCAGCCATCGAATCACGGTGCCGCGCGGCATGCCGACGAAGCTGGCGAGCTTGGTCGTATTCATCGGCCGTCCCTCGACGGTGCCGAGATAGACGGCTGCGAGGATCATGAGCACGCCGATGCGTGAGCCGATTTGCGGCTGCAGCTCAGGGGCCAGCGTCGCGGGAAGCTGGCGCGTCAGTTCCATCCACAGATGCGCGAGATGATACGCTCGTGTCAGCGGCATCGGCGGCGGCGTCTCTCCCTGGCCCGGCTGGTGCCGGGCGGTTGAAATTCAGCAGCAGTGCTTGCTGACCCCCATTATTCCCGCCACGCAGGGAGCGACCCTGCGCTGCTGCTAGCGGTTATTCATGGAGCCGCCCGGCCTATTGCCGGCAATTGAGCACTGCTGCCTTATCCCGATGGACGCGGATTTCACGCCACGCCCATGGGCGGAGAGAGAGTATCACATCACCGTTGGTGTTCTGAGAGACCAGAGGTTGAGGAACACGTTCCTATAGACCAGCGTGCGCGTGCGCAACAAAAAATCGCGCTTCGCCCGGCGGCGCGGGCTTTTCTATTGGAGCGGAGCTACGCGGCTGCGCTGGCGACCTGGGCCGAGGGCATTGCAAAGGTCTTTTTGGCGTATCCGATCAGCGGCGCTTCGATCAGGCGCCAGCTCAGTTCGGCCAGGACGCACACGGCCGGTAGTGCGATGAGGCTCGCGTAGACACCAAAATCAAGCCTGGAAAAGGCGATCAGAACGGGGATGTGGAATAGGTAGAGCGCATAGCAGCGGCGCCCCATCCAGATCAGCGGGCGAAGCGCCACGGTCGCTTTCGTTGCCACTGCCGATCCAACCGCGATGCAGCAAACCAGCGCAACAACCGAGAGTGCGCCGATGCGGCCGACCAGCGCGAAATACACAACGTCGGCCATCGGTGCAATGAGAGCGAGGATCGCCCACGCGATGCGGGACCGGCAATAGCCGCGCATGTATGCTGCGATCAGAACGCCGCCGAATAGCTCATCGAGGCGTCCTGGCGTCAGGACCAGCCATGACGGGTGAGGGAGGTGGGCGTCGAAGATCCAGCGCCAGGCTGGCGCCGTCAGAACGCCGCCCCAAAGCACGCGCACCAGCCACGGCCGCGGCAGCCAGAAAATCAACAGCGGCAGGATCAGGTAAAACTGCTCTTCGACAGCGAGCGACCAGGTCACGAAATTCGGTTCATCCAGCGGAAAGCCGAACTTCAGCCACGGCACCTGTTGAATGAAGAACAGATAGTAGCCCCAGTGTGCCGGCGGCGAGATCAAGAGCGCCAGCCAATACAGCGGCAGGATCCGGAACGCGCGCCGGCCGTAGAACGATGTGAAGTAGCCTCCCTGCTCGCGGCCATCCAGCAGGGTGCCGCCGATCAGAAAGCCGCTGACGACGAAGAACAGGTCGACACCGAAGATTCCGGGCGGGAATTCGTAATAGTGGAAGGCGATGACCATCGAGATCGCCAAGCCTCGGAGTGCGTCGAGCGGCCCGAAACGGCCCTCGCGCAACCGGTCCAAATTGTTCAC